CGGCCCCGGCCCAGCCAACCACAACCGGAGGAACCCGTGACCGACCAGCCCACCACACCCGCCGCCGAACTCCGCACCCGCATCGCCGACACGCTCGCCACGACAGACGGATGGGTGTGGGCCCAAGAGTTCGACAGGACGAAGAGCCCCAGCTATCAGGGCTACCTGCGCCAAGCGGACGCCGTCCTGGCCGTCCTGCCCGCACCGGCCGACCGGGTCGCGATCCTGCGCGAAGTCGCCGACGAGTGCGACGAAGCAGGGGCCGCCTACACCGCCCGCACCCAGAACGAGCACGCTGGCGCCGCCTTCGCCCTCATGGAGACGTTCCTCCGCAAGGCGAACGAGGCGGAGTACGCGGCGACCCCGTGTGACTTCGTTGCCTGCGAGCCGGGCGGCGAACCGTGTAGCACGCACGAGCGACTCATGGCCCACGCCGAGGGCGATCACGAACTCTGCAACCCCAACTGTGCGCCCGCCGCGACCGAGGAGCCGACCCGATGAACGGATACGAAGGAATCAGCCTGGCCGGCCGCTGGGAGTGCGGCTCCTGCGGAGCGTCCGGCGAAGGCTGGTGGGACGAGGAAGACGGCTTCACAGCGGACGTTGAACACGAGTGCGAGGAGCCGACCCGATGAGCGCCGAGAGTCACCTGCGGGCCCAGGTCCGGGCAGCCCTTGCCACAGCCAACCTCAGCCAGGCGGAAGCCTCCCGGCGCCTCGGGCTCAGCACCAAGTACATGTCGCACATGCTGACCGGCCGAGCCCCACTCACCCTGCCGTGGGCCGAAAAGTTGCTCGCCCTCTGCGGCATGCGCATCAGCATCGGCATCAGCCTCAACACCGAGGAGCCGACCCGATGACGATCCGCCCGTGGACGGTGCTCCTCCGCCCCGCCACCACCCGCCTGCTGCGCCTGTACCGCGGCGAAGCCCCGGCCGACGTCCTGCACCGAGGCGTGCTCCTCCTCGCCCAGGCCGACGGGAAGGTCGACACGAACGGCCAGGTCAAGGGGAGGCAGGGATGACCGGCCGCCGAGTCCGTGCCCAGCGCCAGTCCCACATAGCCCCCGAACGCAACCCGAAAGGCGACCGCCAGGAGACCTACGTGATCGCACGGATCGACGAGGTCGTCATCCCCGACGACGCACCCGACCCCACATCCAACCGGGCGGCACGACGAGCAGCAGCACGAGCCAGGAGAAACCGATGACCGACACCCGCACCGCGACCGCGGCCAGCCTGCTGCACCTCGTCGACCGGGCCGAACGCGGCAGCCTCCTCGCCGAAGAAGCCCAGCAGTTGCGGGCTGGGATACGGGCGCTCGGGGGCCGCGGCCGGGAGATGGAGGAGCTGCGGGCGGACCTGGACCGCGTGCAGCAGAAGGCCTGCCGCGCCGCCGAAAGCCTGCGGACCGCCGAGGCCGAGCGGGATGCCGCGCGGGAACGTCTGGACTTCCTGGACCGGTCCAGGATGCCGGACATGCGTCGCCGGACGGCATCGGATGCCGAGACGATCAAGCGGTGGCGAAAGCGCGCCGAGCACGCCGAGGCCGCCATCGAACGCGCGCGGGGCCTCGCAACCCGCCTTGAGGAGTTCGCCGAGGACGCCCTCAAGAACGATGACCGCCAGCTGTACGCGGCCATCGCAAGCGACCTTCGTGCCGCCCTCGACCAGCCGCAGCAGCCCACCGAAGACGAGGCGCGGCAGATGCCCTGCAGCCTGTGGTTGCTGAGCAACGGACACGTCCCGCACCGGTGGCAGCCACAGCCCGGTATGGCTGACGTTCTCTGCCCAGGTGCCCCCCGCAAGGCCGTCGCTACTCAGTAGCAGCCCACCGCCTGACGCACCCCGCCGGCCGGGCCCCCACCCCGGCCGGCACGCCACCGTCCCACCGCACCGCATTGCCGCAAGGAGACCCGCCGTGACCCTCGCCGACGCGACAGCCCCCGTTTGCACGATCTGCCGAAGTGGCCTTTATGCCGACGAGCTTGGCGCCTACGCCTGCCGCCCCTGCACCGAGCGCATCGACGGCCACCTGCGCGCCCTCGCCGGGCCCGACGGGCTGTACGCGCAGCTCGGCGGTCGGCTCATGCCCGGCTCCGGTGGCAGCGGACCGGCCGTGTCCGGCAGCCGCACCGCGCCGCTCCCCGTCCGGCTCGAACCGCTGTCGCTCCTGGCCCGAGGCGGTGTCGTCACCGTCTTGCAGACCTGGCTGGTCGACTGGCATGACCTGCTCGGCTGGGGCCATCCGCGATGGAAGGGCGGCATGCAGCAGCAACTCGACCAGGTCGTCCGGGCGCTGCGGGTCAACCTGCCGTGGGCCGCGGCCAGTCACGCGGCGATAGACGAGTTCGCCCGCGAGGTCGGCCAGCTGCGACGGCAGTGCGAGCAGCAGGTCACCGGGGAACGGCGAGCCCGCGTCATCCCCGTCGCCTGCCCCTGCGGCACCACGCTTCGAGTCACGCTGGACACCGCAGGCTGCCGCTGCCCCGGATGCGGCGAGCAGTACGGGCACAGCGAGCTGATGGACCTGCCGCTCGCCGACCGGCGGATCGCGGCATAGCGGTACACGACGAAGCGCGGCCCCCACCCAACCGGGCGGGGGCCGCTTTCGTGCGTACCTGGAGGGCTAGGCCATCTGCCGACGCAGCACCCGCAGCGTGTCCACCCACGCCTGCGCCTGGGCGATGAAGATGTCCGCCTCGGCGGCCTTGAGGTCGACCGACGTCTCGCCCTGGACGTACAGGACCACCTCGTCCACGTCTGCGCCCTCGTCCAGACGGGACAGTTCGGCGCGCATCAGGATCGGCAACCCGCTGGGCTCCGGGCGCGGGCCGGCCAGTTGGTACTCGGGCGACCAGTGGGCAGTGACGGACGGACCGAAGTCGTGGCCCATGGGACGCGGGCGGTGCTTGCACCACGGCGGACATGCCGTCGGGTGCGAGACAGCCGGAGCGGGGGACGGGATTGCCGGGGCTTCATGCAGTACAGTCATCGATGAACCTGTCTCAGAGTTGGGTTCGACTGGTCAGCGGGTGGCGACCCGCCTTGATCTCCAGGCCGGACGGTGGCGACCGTCCGGCCTTTTGTTGCTCACAGTGTCCGGGGCAACACGCGAACCGTATCGTGATTTGTGAATGGTTGCTAGCGGCTCTGATGAAGTAAACGAGAAGGCGCCCCAACCCAGTGCGGGTCGGGGCGCCTTGTTGCGCAGGTCAGAAGTTGTATCGCAGCGCGTACAGATGGCCAGCCTTTGCCATTGTCGTGACCTCGATGACCCTGTCGTCAGTGCTGTAGACGACACGGAAGGTCCGCAGTACCGCGATCTGGCGGGGCAGTTGAAGTGCCTCGTACTCCTCGGTGGTCGCTTCCTCGGCCGTCACCTGGTCGACGGTGTGAAGCGGCGGGTGCCCCAGCTCGGTGAGCAGCGTGGGCGTACCGCCCTTGATCTTGGCCTTGCCCGCCATAGCTGTGCCCCGAGCCAGCTCCAAGGGATAGTACGAGTGCACCAGTTCGCACGGCTCGTCACCGAAGGACAGCAACTGCTTGCGGAGGACAGCCGTTCCCGTCTCGCCGAGATCGAGTACCGCGCAGACGTCTGCAGGCGGTCGAACCTCGGCTACATCCAAGATCTGAATTTTCGGCTGCAGGCCGTTCGCCTCGGCCTCCGTGATCCATCGGTACGGCTGGCCAGGCTCGGCCGGCTTCGAGTATGCGGCTGGAGTCAACGGCTGGCGCCGGGCCCCCAGTACGGTGACGGCCGAGCCGGCGCGGCCCTCGACCAAGCCCTCTTCCTTCAGCATCGTTACGGCCTTCTGGATGCTGGCACTTGAAGCACCGAACCGCTCCTTCAGCTGCTCGGTGCTCGGCAACTTTCCGCCGGACGGCAGGTCGCCGGCAAGGATCTGGCGGCGCAGGTCGGTGGCGATCCGCTCGTGGAGGGGGCGAGGGTCGACCGCGTTCTTGGGGGTTCGGTTCATCGCGGGCATCTCAGCTCACCTTCATTTCGTAGCGGAGCCGCCTGAGCTTGGCGGGGGCGACCATCACGTCGGCTTGGATCGGGCGGTTGGAGCTGTTGAGAGTGAGCCGCTCGATGACGACGACGGGCTCCTGTTCGGACAGTCTGAGCTGCATCCGCTCGGTCTCAGTTGCCGGGCGAGCTGTGACGTCCTCGATCACTCGTGCAGGGGCGTGACCCAACTGGGCGAGGTAGGTGACTGCGCCCCCCTTGATCTTTCGGGGATCGGCGAGAGCTGTGCCCATTGCGATGTGCGGTGGGTAGTAGGTGTCGGCGAGCTCGACCGCAGTCTCGTCGGCGTAGATGATGCGCCTCCGCGCGATGGCGTACTCGCCTTCTGTGAGTCCGAAGGCGTCCGTAACCGCTGATGGCGGTACGGCTTCGCCGGCATACGTGAGCTTCTGGTGTCCCTGTGTCGCCTGGCTGGCCGCCTCATCCGTCCAGGCGTCCGCTGCGCCGGCGGGGCGCGGGGTGATGTAGTCCGCCGAGGTACTGACCCACTCGTTGTCGCTGGCCACTAGCCGCTCCGTCTCCTTCTCTGTCGTCCGAACTTAGCTGGTTCTCACGATAAGCGACTAGATCGAGCTTGCGGATGTCGCGAGAAGCTTGCTGCTTTTTAGGAATAGCAGTACAGTCGAGAACGTCAACCCGACCCCAACTCGGATTGGAGGACGCCGCGATGGCGCTTCCCGTAAAGCTGCCGACGCTGTCCGTCAAGGAAGCGGCCACCGCCCTGGACGTGCACCCGTCGACGATCTACCGCTGGGTGGACGAAGGCGAGATCACCGCCGTCCGCTACGGCAAGAGCCCCAGTGAGGGCAGCAAGAAGAGGGGCGGAGAGATCCGCATCCCTGAACACGTCATCGCCGAGCGGATGCGTCGCGGCCCGGTTGCCGAGCTTTCCGAGGCGGCGTAGTGAACCCCGCAAAGCCGAACCCGGCTGAGCTCAAGCCGGCGACGACCCCGGACGGTTGCGAGGTTCGGCTCACTCAGGAAGACCTTGACCGCATCTGGCCGTACATAGCCGTGGACTCAAACGGGTGCTGGCTGTGGATGGGAAGGCGCACGCCTCCGGGATACGGACGGGTCGGCCTTGCGGGCGCCGAGATCTATACGCACCGCCTCGTTTACATGATCTTGGTTGGTGAGATCGGCAAGGGACTCCACACCGATCACCTGTGTCGGAACCCTCCGTGCTGCAATCCCGCCCACCTTGAGCCGGTCACCTGCCGCGAAAACATCATGCGATCGCCGATCGCCGTTGCGGCAATCAACGCCAGCAAGACGCACTGCAATCGAGGGCACCTCCTGTCCGGATCCAACGTAGCCATAGGGGCTAGCGGCGGTCGGCAATGCCGCACCTGCGCCATCACGACAGGGCGCGCCAAGTACGCCGCAACAACCGGGGCGCCCCTCAACGAATCACCGATCGATCTTGAGGCGCCCGTCGTGCCTCGCCGCTCAGCGGACGCCAAGGCGTGCGCAAAGGGGCACGTCCTCGACCTGATCAATACCTACGTGGATCGGAAGGGCTACGAGCACTGCCGAGCCTGCCGAGCTGCGGCCCAAAGCCGTTACGAGAACCGGAAGAAGGCTCAACGATGATCAACCTCACTTGCGCGATGTCGCTGGCCGACGTGGCGGCTCGCCAGGGCCAGTGCCCTGCACGTACCGCTCAAGGCATGCGCACCCCGACTGGCGACTACATGGCCTGTTCCGGCGGCCACGCTGTGGGCGACCTGCACGGGGCCGCGTTCGGTGCATCCGGCTGGTTCTCGTGGACCGACGATCGGGCCATGAGCCCGGCCGACCGTCTCGCCCACGAGGCCGCGTCCTACGTCCGCACCGCCGATCGGACTTCGATCCGCACCCGGATCTGCCGGGACACGATCGCCCGTCTGTCCGCGATGGACGCCCGCACCATGGCGCCGGCCGACTTCGACCATCTGGCACAGGCGCAGGCTGAGCTCGCTCAGCTCTCGGAGCGGTGACCGTGCTCCGCTCCAGCGCCCTGAGCGCCGACCAAGCAGCCAAGGCCCCCAAGCCGAGCAGCATCGTCGAAGAGCCGGCCACGATCGCCGCTTGCCGCCGCGACTACGAGTCCGCAGCGGACACCCGAGCCACGTTCGCCCGCCAGCAGCGCACCCGCCGCTAACCCACATACCGCCGCGGTCGCGGGGAGCCCAAATCCCCCGAGGCCACCCGCGACCGCGGCTTTCCACCTCTCCACCGTGATCGGACACCCATGCGTAAAACGCTGCTCGCATCCATATTCACCGCCACGGTCCTCAGCCTCACCGCCTGCGGGACCAGCACCCGGCCGACCGTGACCGCCACCGTCACCGAAACCCCGACCCCGGCAGCCAAGCCGGCCGCGGACCCGACACCGCCCGCCATCAACAAGCGAGAGATCACCAAGCTCGCGATCCGCATGACGTGGGACGGCACCAGCGAAGCCGACCGCGACGCCATGTGCGGCGGCATCGCAATCTTCGGCACCGACTGGGCCGCAGAGCAGCTCCGTACCGGTGGCGGCAGCGACGCAACTCTCGACTGGGACTACGCAGCCGAACTCGTCGCCGACGAGTGCACCAAGCGATAACCCCCATCCATCCCGCACCACCCTCTGAAAGGGCACCCCCATGCTGTTCAACGCAGACTTCGCCACGTTCTCCGCCGACATCCGGCAGCTCCGCCAGGACGTCATCGTCGCCGACATCTCCGCCTCCCAGGAGGAGATCGACGGGGCCGAGGCCAGCGAGATCAGTGTCCGGTTCATTGCCGCGCTGCAGAGCCACGACACCGAGACCGAGTTCCTGCTGTGGCAGCGGGCGCACGACATCGACGCCGCCCAGCCGTTCGGCCCGCGCCTCGTTGACGAGCTCGACGCCCTGTCCACCCGCTTCGCCCGCGCCGCCTGACCCGGCCCGCCCTGTCGTCCCCAGCCCCCACAGCTGGTGGCGGCAGAGAGGCCCGGACCACCCGGACCCGAGAGAGGAGCCCCGCATGGACGCCATCCGTGAAGCCGAGCAGGTCGTCGTGATTGAGGACGTCCGCGCCTACGTCGAGGGCATCGGCCCGATCGACATGACCAACGCCGGCCAGTTGGCCGGGCACCTCATGGCCGCCGAGACGCTGCTCATGCGGATAGCCGCACTGTTCGCCCCCGTCGACGCCTGATCAACCTCGACCCGAAAGGAGTCCGCACCATGCACCCCTACCTGATCACCGCGAAGCCCGGCCCGTTCCGGCGGGCGCTGACGTGGACGCGGGTCTGGTCGGTGCGGCTCCTCGCCCTGACCGTCATGAGCGCCCTCGGCGTCCTGGTCCTCACCGTCCGCTGCATACGGCCCGTCATCAACTACGTGGCCACCCGGGCGATCTACATCGAACTCTGGGCCGCCCAACGCATCGGACGCCCGCCCGTCAGCGGGCTCGTCGGGGCTGGCATCACCGACGAGTTCATCCGCGAATTCCACCGCGCCCGCCGCGCAGCAACCGCCAACCACTGATCCCGAAGGGAAACCGACCGCCATGACGACCAGCCCGCCCCAGGTGAATGGCCACAAGCGGCCCGCCATGCCCGTACTCGGGGACTGGCAGGCCGTCGCCGAGGAGAAGCCGACCGCCGTCGAGCCCGCGCCCACCGAGCCGAAGCCCGACCCGGTTGCCGAGGCTGAGGCCGACGCAATCCGGACCCGCGCCTACGCCGAGGCCGAAGCGCAGCGCATCGCCGCCGAAGCTGCAGCCGAAGCGACACGCACCAAGGCCAAGGCCGACGCGGAGAAGCAGCGCCTCGCGAACGAGCGCACCGCAATGGCCACCGAGGAGAAGCGCGCCACCCACAACCTCCGCATGGAGGAGATCGAAGCAGCGCGGGCCGAGGTTGCGCGCCAGAACACCGCCGCCCGCGAGCAGGCCGACGCCGAGCAGCAGGCCGAAGCGGCGGCCGCCGAGAAGATCGCGGCCGCCGACGACACGTGGAAGCGATACGCCATCGCGTTCTACGCCGTGTGCGCGGTCGTCGCCCTGCCCGTCCAGGTCGCCGCGTTCTGGGACCCGCAGGCATGGTGGCTGGTGATCGCGCCGCTGATGCTCGAAGGTGCCGCCCTCGTCGTCACCAAGGGCGCCGCGGCAGCCGTCGCTGCCCACCGCCCGCACTGGCACTACCGCACCGTCACCTGGATGTTCGCGTTCATCGCCGCGGGGATCAACCTGTGGCACGGGATGGCCGCGTTCGACCCGGCCACCGCGATCGGTACCGCGTTCGCGTCACTCGCCGGTCCCGGCGTCTGGGACCTCCACGAGCACGGCCGGATCCGCAGGCGCGACGGAGCACTGACCCGCCGGGAGCGGAAGGCGCTGAAGAAGGCGGAGAAGAAGAGGGCCGCCGAGGAGGCTGCGGCGAAGCTGTTTGAAGTCGAGCGTCAGGCTTACAGGGAGAACGCTGTTCGCCAGTCTGCGAAGGCTCTCGACGACGCGCGAGCGAAGGAGTTCTCGGCGGTCCACCAGCACGCGCTGAAGCTCGCCGCAGACCTGGGTGAGACGACCATCACGGAAGCCATCTGGAAGCGGGCCAAGCTCGACGTCGACGGGGCCCTGCCTGGTGAGTCCGCGGAGATCCTGCGCATGCGAAACGCGGCCGAGCGACGTGTCGCCGCGGCCCGCGAAAACACCTCCGTCAACACCCTCAGCAAAACCACGAACGCGCAGCGTGCAAACCAAATGCCCCGTACTCAGCGGGGTCCCGCGAGGAAGCCCCCGGTACGTCGTCGGGGCGACACCCCGAAGTACTCCGCGGCCGCCCGTAAGCAGGCCGCAATCACCGCCCGCATCACCGCCGCCGAGGAGCAGAAGTGACCACCGAATTCGCACACGAGTCCGCCATCGCCTGGGACTTCCCCAGGGTCATCAAGGGCGAGCTCGTCACCGAGCCGGCCGCCCCCGCGGTGGACGACGACGACATCGCTCCCGGGATCGTGGAGATCTACGAGCCGACCACCCCGGCCCTGTACCGGGCTGGCTCCGCGGCCATGGTTGTCGCCTCTGTCACCGGGCGGGCTGTCGGCCTGACCGCCCGCGGAGGCTGGACGTTCGGCGGATGGTTCTGGGCCGGACTCAAGGCCGGCGCCTACCTCGGATACCGGTACGTTCGCGCCCACGACCTCCAGGAAACCCTTGGCGGAATGCAGAAGGGCACCGACTGGAACAAGGTCCAGATGACGCGCCACTCCCGCTGGAGGTTCCTCGGCTACGCCGCCGCGACCACTGCGGCCCTGAACCTGGCCGGCTGGATCGCCCTCGTCGCCGGCGCCGGAATGACCGCCCTGGACTACTCGTGGGCGATCCCCCCGACCGTTACCGGGATCATCGCCGCGACCGTGACAGCCCTGTACGGGCGGTACCGGCTCAACGCCCCGCAGCTGGCGCCGGGCCAGGTCATCGCCGATCACGAAGACCCCAACAGCGACGAGCCGTTCCCGCTGTCGTACTGCGTCGGCGGCGAGCAGGTCATCGAGTGCGTGTCCCGAGCCCTGGCGCACGAGGGCATCGGCACCCGCAGCATCAACGTCCTCGGCCACCGCGAGTGGGGATGGGAGATCGACGTCGTCCTCAAGGGGGCCACCCCCGGCAAGGTCAACGCCGCAGCCGACGCCCTCGACGCCCACTTCGACATCAAGCGCGGCGGCACCCTGATCGAGCCCGACCTGGAAGCGTCGTCGCACCTCGTTCTGCGCCTCGTCACCGCCGACCCGTTCGCCAACCTGCCCCGCCCGGCCGTGCACGGCCCGAACTCCCTGTCCGTTCGCGACGTCGCCGTCCGCGGGCGGAGCATGGACGGGGCCCCGCTTGAACTCCGGCTCCGCGGCATGTCGATGCTCATCATCGGCAAGTCCGGGTCCGCGAAGACCAAGGGTGCGCTCCGGTGCATCGCCGAGGTCATCACCGCCTGCCGGGACGCCATCGCCATCGAGATGGACCCCGTCAAGGGCGGGTTGCGCGAGTTCGAGGGCGTCATGGCCGCCTCGCCGATCCGTGGCGCGAAGGACTGCACCGAGTGGCTGTCCCGCCTGGTGCGTATCGCCTCCGCCCGCAACGAGGTCAAGCACCAGCGCGGCATGGGTGACCTGTGGGAGCCGTCCCCCGAGTACCCCGCCATCTACGCCATCGTCGACGAGTTCATCTACCTGCCGAAGGAGGCCAAATCCCTCGCGATCGAGCTGCTGCGCATCGGCCGTGAAACCGGCGTGTTCCTGATCTTCGCCGCGCAGGAGGGCACCGAGGACTCCCTCGGCGACGCCATCGCCGACTCCGTCACCTACCGGGTGATGCTCGCCTCCCGCGCCGAAGACATCCGTCTCGTTCTCGGCACCGGTGCCGCCGCGGCCGGCTACCGGCCCGACCGGCTGCAGCCCGCCGTCGACGACGACCGGGTGTTCGACGCAGGGAAGGCATTCATCCGCGGCCCCGGCTACGACCGGCCGATCCTGTGGAAGTGGGACCGCCTGTCCCGCGACCAGATCATGCAGGCCGTCGCCGACCGGAAGGAAGCAGGCCGACCCTGGTTCGACCAGGACAGCCTCGCCGCCGCCGACCTGCTCCACGTCATCACGCGCAACGGCGTCACAGGGAAGGTCAGTCTCGCGGACCGGCTCGACGCGCTCGCCTCGCAGGGCGGTATCGACGACGCCCGCCTGGTGGCCGTCCTGCTCCGCGAGTTCGAGGCCAGCGGGCGCAGCTTCCTGCCCACCTCCGAGGTGCTGCTCCCCGCCCTGCACGGCGCAGGAGCAGAGACCATAGACGCGAACAAGCTGTCGCAGCTCCTCCGCTCCCACGCCCCCAACGCCACCGCCGGCCGGGAGGAATGGGAGGGCCGCCCCCAGGTTCGAGGCTGGCACCGATCCACCGTCGAGCGGGCCGCAGGAGGCCTGATCGACCCGTCTAAGACCCGTCTTCAGGCCGCCTAACCCCCGTCTTGACCCCGTCTGGGCCCCGGCTACCCGCCAACGCATCGTTGCAGGTAGCCGGGCCATAGACGGGCCTTAGTCGGGCCAAAGACGGCCCATAGACACCCCATTGATCCATATATGTGACATTCGAAGAGAGGAACCGTCGATCATGGCCGCCAGGACGTCGACTGCCCGCAAGCGCACCACCGCCCGCCGCCGGAAGCCCGTCTCCCGCGCCCGAGTCGGCGGCGGCCTCAAGGTCCCGCGCTCGGTCCCGATCCACGCCCGGATCGGGATGTGGATGGCCCTCAAAGCCGCCCAGGAGCTCGACGCGCGGAAGGAGACCGTCATGTCCCGCAAGGACGCCGCGATCCTCCGCATGACCCACGAAGGTTGCCCCACCTGCAAGGGCAACGGCGTGATCTACAAGAAGGACAAGAAGACCGGCGCCTTCACTGGTTCGAACGCCTGCCCCGCCAAGCCGACCAAGGGCAAGGCCGGCCGCCTCAAGGTCGCGATGATCGCCCGGTTCGGCGCCGACCGGAACACCGGGCTCATCGGCTGGACGTGCCCCTGCGGCAAGAAGGAGAAGCCCCGCTTCCGGGATGCGAAGGAAGCCACGAAGGCGCTCCGCACGCACGAGCGGCAGAAGCACGGCGGCAAGACCGTCGGCGGCGCCTGGTACGGCCAAGCCGCCGAAGGAGCAATCGAAGTGACCGAGCCCAAGAAGCCAGCCGCCAGGAAGAAGACACCCCGCATGCCCAACCAGAACGGCAGCCCGTCACCGGCAGATCGGACGGTGTCCGTGCCTACCGCGCCATACGACCCCAACGATCCGGCGCAGGAACACAGGCGCCAGCCCGTAAGCACAGACCCCAACGCCCGCAACCCGCACTCCGGCATGACCGACTCGGAGTGGGTCGCCCAAGGCCACGACCGCCCCGCGACCCCCAACGAGTGCATGCGGTGCCGTGGCACCACCTTCGTGCCCGCCCTCAACTCCAACGCCACCACCGATTACGACCGGCAGATCATGCTGCGCTGCACCGAATGTGTCGCAGGAAAAGTGCCCGCCTAGTGCCGACTCCGAATCAACCAGCCATCAACCCGAAGGAGATCAACCGTCATGCAGCTGCCCGAGTCTCAGCAGCAGGCCCAGACCGGGCAGCCCACCCCCAACGCCCTCCAGCAGGCCGTCAACCAGGCCATCACCGAAGAGCTGATCGCCGGATACCGCGACACCACCCCGCTCCCGCTGGTCGGCACCACCCCGCCCGTCGCCCAGCCCGGCCGGCCCCCGATGAGCCAGAAGGCCACCGACGCCAGCGCGCTCATGCTGTCCGGAGGTGTGGCGTCCCTCCTTCTCGGCGGGAGCGCTTCCCTCGTGATGATGGCGTCCGGATACGCCGACCCCGTCGCACTGGCGATCGCGCTCGGCGCCCCCGTGGCCCTCGCCCTCGCGATCGGCCGCCTCGTCGGGCGGGTCAAAGCCACCGTCGAAGCGGCGCCGCCCACCATCCACCAGCACTTCAACGGCACCGTCGTCCAGGACCAGCGCAGCACCCACACCGAGACCCGCGGCGTATGGGCCAAGACCAACAACCAGCAGTGACGGAACCCGCGCGACGATCAGCCCCGGCCTTCCTCGGCCGGGGCTTTCGTCGTAGGTACAGCGCGGGCGAGCCACCGGTTCGTGCCCGCTGACTGCGTAGGCCTCAGCAGCGGAGACAGCCCCAACACGGAACAGAGCAGGGCCAGCTGGGCGGCGCACTCCTCCAGGGAGTCCGCCTGCACCGTGAACACCGTCGGCATGCGTGCCAGTCTGGTGGATAGCGACCCGCTATCGCCGGAGAAACGTCGATAGCTTGACGCGATGACGTGGGCGAACGTATCGTCTGCCTCACTGGACACTTGTGACTTTGAGGGCCGCCCGACACGGCGGCCCTCAGTCGTACCCGGCGGAGGTGACCATGCCCGCCGCCCGCGGACTCGTCAGCGAGAAAGACGCCGCCTACTACGCGGGCCGCCCCGGAGTAACGATCCGGCGATGGGCCCACGAAGGCCGCATCCGGCGATACGGCTCCGGCCGCGGCAACGTCCGCTACAACGTCTTTGAGCTCAACAAGGCCGAGCGCGACGAATGGACCCGCGAGCTCATCACCCCTGGCGAGCCGCCGGCGCTGCCCGAAGCAGCCCAGGCCGCCTGACCCCAGACTGTCCCGCCTGCCGCGGTCGAGGGCCCCGGAGGCGGGACAACAACGTGGCGAGGAGGTCCCGATGGCGCTTCCTCCCGAGATCCAGACCGTCACCGTCGTCGGCCAGCAAGTGCACCCCGACGGCACGGCCATACACGGCAGCATCCGCCTGGTCCCCACCGCCGGCCGGTTCGTTCACGTCGCCACCGGAGTCACCGTCCAAGGCCCCGCGGTTGAGCCCTACGCCGACAACGGGGACGTCAACATCACCGTTGTCGCCTGCGATGCCGACGGGATCAACCCGACCGGCGGGACGTACCAGCTCACCCTCACCGCCTACGACTCGTCGACCGTCTCGTTTCCTGTCCTGCTCCCCAAGGACACCCCGGTCGTCAACCTCGCCGCGATCACGCCCGTGACGCCTGCCGAGGGCGACTACGTCATCATCACCGGCCCGCCGGGGCCGCCCGGAGCATCGGGCAGTACCTACGCGCACGCCCAGTCGACGCCCGCTGCGACATGGCAGGTCGCCCACAACCTGGGGCGACGACCGAACATCGCCGTCATCAACACCGGCGGCATCGTGTGCTACGCGGACATCGCGCACGCCAGCGACAACCTTGCCGTGATCACCTTTCCAACCGCCATCGCCGGGACGGCGACCTGCTCCTGAGGAGGAACCGCCGTGGCCGTGCCCCTGCTCACCGGCGCAGACGTCAACAATCAGCGCATCATCAACTTGGCCGATCCGTCCTCCGCGACGGACGCCGCAACGAAGCAGTACGTCGACAACAAGGTCCTCGGCCTGCTCTGGAAGCAGCCCGTTCGGGCCGCGACGACGACGAACGGAACCCTGGCGACGGCCTACGCCAACGGCCAGGTCATCGACGGCGTGACCCTCGCCACCGGCGACCGCATCCTGATTAAGGACCAGACGACACAGACGGAAAACGGCGTGTACGTGGTCGCCGCGTCCGGCGCGCCAGCGCGTGCCACGGACGCCGACTCGACCGCCGAACTCCACGGTGCGGCCGTGTACGTCACCACGGGCACGACCAACGGCGACAAGGCCTGGACGCAGACCACGGACAGCCCGACGATCGGGTCCAGCAGCATCGTCTTCGCCCAGTTCGGAGGCGGATCGCTTCCCACCGCGGGCGCCGGCCTCACCCTCTCCGGCTCCACCCTCGACGTCGGCGCCGGAACGGGCATCACCGTCGGCACAGACACCGTGTCCGTCGACACCGCCGTGGTTGCCCGGCACTATTCCGCGTCCATCGGGGACGGGTCCGCCACATCGATCGCGGTCACGCACAGCCTCGGCACGAAAGACGTCGTCGTCTCCGTGCGCCGCAACTCCGACGACGCCGCGGTGCTCACCGACTGGGTCGCCACGTCGACCAGCGTCGTCACCCTGAGCTTCGCGACGGCGCCATCGAGCAGCCAGTACCGGGTGACCGTGGTCGGCTGATGGACGTCCTCAGCGCCCTCACCCTGCCGAAAGACCCGGCGGCCCCCGGCCAGGCAGCCACGGCCCGGTACGCGGATCTGTGGCGGCGCCGCGACCTTCCGGACCCCGTTGTCGCCGATGCTCTCTACGCGGGCGCCGCACCGACGATCTCGACCGCGCAGACCTCGACGCCGACCAGCGGGTACATCAAGTACGCCCCGGCAGGTGTGGCCTTGACCGGCTCGGACGTGACCGGCACCTTCACCTATCTCGGTGCGGGCAGCATCACGGTGGGCACTGGCACCCCGGACTCCGGGTACGTGCTGCCGACCACCCGGTACCCGAACACGCGCGGCAACCTCACCTCCAGTCAGTCGATCTGGTCGGTGCAGTTCGGCACGAACGCGCAGGCCTTCCAGCTTCGCTTCAACTTCCAGACAGCGGGCATGTACCGGTTGAACATCGACGGCCGCAAGGTCGCCGACCTGATGACGGCCGTCGGCGGCACCACCGCAGGCAGCAGCCACCTGATGACGATCGACCTGGGCAGCGCCGCTCCCAGGGTCATCAAGTTCGACTTCTCGACCGTTCCGTTCGGCGGAATCTTCCTGCCGCCCGGCGCCAACATGTGGGCCACCCCCCGGCAAAGCGACCGGTTCATGGCATTCGGCGACTCACTCAGTGACGGCTCCGCGCTCAACACCGGTGGCGGCGCAGGTACCTGGGGACACCGAGCCGCACGGCTGCTCGGCAGCGACGACTACTGGGATGAGGCCCGGGGCGGCACCGGCTACATCACCCCGGGAGCCTTCGCCACTCTCGCGGACCGCGTTCAGACCGACGTCATCAGCAACGCCCCGGACCGGATGGTCGTGTGGGCGGGCTACAACGACAACGGCGGCTCCCAGGCGACCATCAAGACGGCGGCGGACAGCCTGTACGCCGCCATCAAGGCAGGGCTGCCGAACACGCAGGTGTACGTCATCGGCTGCTGGTCACCCAAGAGCAGCCCGGCCGCGTCCCTGGTCAACACAGACGAGACCCTGCGGGTCGCCGCAGCGGGCGCCGGATTCCCGTTCATCAGCCCGATCACCGGCAGCTGCTACAACGCGGCAGGGACGCTGGTGGCCACGCACGGCCCGTTCATCACCGGCACCGGAAACACGAGCGCCACCACCGGCAGCGGCAACGCGGACATCTACATCGGAAGCGACGCCGTCCATCCGACAGATGCCGGCCACGTCTACCTGTCCCGCAGGATTACGACCGCCATCCGGGAACTGATGCCCGCCTGACCGTTCTAGGAGCAGCCATGCCTACCAGCGATGCCGAGGGCAAGGACTGGTCCCTCGCGCGGTTCAAGAAGCATCTGCCGAACACCGTGTGCGACGTCGGGCCCGGAGAGGGCACCTACGCGCGGCTGTTCCGGCCGGTGCACCACGGCGTGTGGTGGACGGCGATCGAGATCCACAAGCCGTACATCACCAAGTACAAGCTGAAGAACACCAAGACCCGCACCGACGGATACGACGAGATCCACGTCGAGGACGCTCGCGAGTCCGAGGATCACCTCTTCCACCGGGACCTCGTCATCTGCGGTGACGTCCTGGAGCACATGCCCCGCGAAGACGCCGTTGCCCTGCTGCAGCGGATCGAAGCTGCTGGCGCGTGGAACATCCTCGTCTCGCTGCCGATCGTCGAGTCCGTACAGGGCGAGGTCGACGGCAACCCGCACGAGGAGCACGTCCACCAGTGGGACGCGGGCGACATGGACTCCGTACTCGCCTCGCTCGGCGGCAACGTCGAAGCGATGCACGGCGGGACGCTCGGCGTGTGGTGGTGGAGCCGGCGTTGAGCGGGGGCTGGAAGAACTCCGGCCGGGTGAAAAGACTCCCGCCCGGGTGGCGAAAGATCCGGGCCCGCATTCTTGAACGCGACCCCATCTGCAAGATCTGCGACGTCCGGCCATCTGCGTTCTGCGACCACATCGTCGCCATGCAGGACGACCACAGCGAGACCGGACTTCAAGGCGTATGCGGTCCATGCCACGACCAGAAGAGCGCACGTGAAGGCGTAGCCGCAGCCAAGCTCAAGGCCGAGGCGCAGCCCACACGCAAGCGGCCGGTCGAACAACACCCAGGGATCAAGGAGTAGGCCATGCCTAGCTACCTGATCACCTACCCCAAAGGTCAAGGCGAGGACATCCTCGTCGAGGACGAGCAGCTCACCCTCGCCATCGACCACGGCTGGGCAGTACTCGCCGACCAGGCCGGCACCTGCATCGCCATCCCCTCGCATGCAGGAGCCACCATCACCCGCATCGACGAGCCCGAAGGCGAGCAGGCACAGGGCTGACCACGAGGGCGCCCACGGTCGGCCGGCGCGGAGGGAGGCAGGCATGGACGTCTCCCATGTGCAGCAGCGTGTGCAGGCGATAGCCGATGTCGTAGCGGACTACGAGCGAGCTCACGGGCTCGAGGATGACCTCTTCACCGACGTGATCACAGAGATCGCGAACACGTCGACCGACCCGCGAGCCAGGGAGCTCGCCGGCGCCGCCCTTCGGTCACAAGAGATCGACTTCCAGCGGCTCGCCGCCTAGCCGGCCCGGGGGATACCCCCTTCCCCGGCATCCCAGCCATCGGGGCCGTATAGCACCTGACATTCCGCCCGGGTTTCCAAGGCGCCTGGGACAATGGGCACATGGCCCAGACCTTGATCATGTGCGTTCAGTGCGGCTCCGCCTTCGCCCGGGGGTCGCGCGGCCCGGTGCCGCGCTACTGCTCAGCGGTCTGCCGGGCTCGGGCTTGCGACGTGCGAGCTCAAGCTGATGGCCGGTTCGAGGAGTGGAGCGAAGCGACGAATGCTCGGCGCCAGAAACCCCGAGTGACGCTGACGTGCCCCTACTGCGAGGCCTCGTTCGAGTCGGCACGCCGCGATCGGCAGCACTGCGGCGCAACAGAGTGCAAGGCCAAGTGGCACTCGAAGCGGATGCAGCCTTACGTGCATGCTCGTCGTGCAGCCAAGGCCGGTGTCGGTGCCGAGTCGTTCAGTGCCGCCGAGATCTTCGAGCGAGACGGCTGGGCCTGCTGGATCTGTGGAGACGGCGCTCTGTCGAATGCCTCGAAGGGTGATCCGTTGAGCGCGACGCTGGATCACGTTGTCCCGCTAGCGAAGGGTGGAGCACACGTCCGGACGAATGTCCGCTGCGCCCATCTGATCTGCAACCTACGCAAGGGCGATCGGGTCCACTCGGGCCAGACGCCGTCAAGCAACACCCGCTAGCGCCCTGGTGGTCAGAGCGGGCCGATCGCCTGCAGCCCTGGTGGCTGCAGCCCCGCTCCGGACCCTGGAGGTCGTTATGGGCGCACGAGGACCTATTGGTAAGCGCTCCGAGGAGCGCATGGGGCACCGCTCCAAAGAGGAGAAGGACTCCATCACCCAGGCTCCGTCGGGTCCGCCGACCGATCTGCCGGACCTTCCGGAGCCGGACGGGCAGTGGCATGAGATCGCGGTCGACTGGTACCTGTCGCTGCGGGAGTCGGGCCAGGCCGCGTTCTATCAGCCGTCGGACTGGGCGATGGCCCGGTATGCGGCGGAGCTGATGTCTCGAGGCCTGCAGTCGGACCGGCCGCCGAACGGGCAGTACGTTGCTGCGCTCAACAGCGTGATGGCGTCGCTGCTGACGACGGAGGGCGACCGCCGCCGTGCACGGATCGAGCTGGAGCGGAAGCAGCCGGCCCGGAAAGCCCCGGCGTCCGTGACGGCGATCGCCGACTACCAGTCCCGCATCGGTGGCTGACGAGGAAGTCCCCGAGGTCGTCGAACCGTTCACGATCGGGCCGACGTGGAAGCGCGGCGCGGACGGGAAGTTCCTGCTGCCGGAGTACACGCTGGGCTGGCATGCCCTGGCCTGGACGTCCACCTACCTGCAGCACTACGTCGGGGCGCCGTGGCGGTACACACCGGAGCAGGCGCGGTTGACCCTGTGGTGGTACGCGATGGACCCGGCGACGAACCGGTTCCTGTGGCGTGACGGCGTGATCCAGCGCATGAAGGGACACGGCAAGGACCCGTTGGTGGCCACGTTCTCGGCGTTCGAGTTCGTCGGCCCGTGCCGCTTTGGCGAGGTTGCGGACGAGGGCAACGAGTGGGGTGTCCCGCCTGGGCAGCCGCTAGGGGAGCAGCATCCGGCGGCCTGGGTTCAGATCGCCGCAGTGTCGCAGGATCAGACCCGGAACACGATGACGCTGTTTCCGTCGATCCTGACGAAGCGGGCGATCGAGGAGTACCGGATCGACCTCGGCAAGGAGATCATCTACGCCGACAAGGGCCGTGCCCGCATTGAGGCGGTCACAAGTTCGCCCCGTGCGCTGGAGGGTGGCCGGCCGACGTTCGTGTCGCTCGGCGAGACGCACCACTGGCTGTCGACGAATGGCGGCCACGAGATGGCGGCGGTCATCGAGCGCAACGCCACCAAGAGTGCGGATGGCGCGAGCCGGACGCTGGCGAACACGAACGCTTACGAGCCGGGCGAGGACTCGGTGGCGGAGCGGACCCGCGACGCGTTCGAGTCGGCGGAGGCCGGCCGGAGCGCGGACACCGGGTTGTTCTACGACTCGCTCGAGGCTCCAGCCGAGGCGAAGCTGACCGAGGCGTGGATCGTGCCGACGTTGAAGGCGGTCCGGGGGGATTCGACGTGGCTGGACATCGAACGGCTGAAGGCGTCGATCCTCGACGTCCGTAACCCGCCGTCTCGGTCGCGCCGCTTCTGGTTCAACCAGATCATCGCGGCCGAGGACGCCTACCTGGCGCCTTACGAATGGGACGCCTGCCCGCACGAGGGCATCGAGCTGCAGCCTGGCGATGAGCTGGTGCTGTTCTTCGACGGCTCCAAGTCGGACGACGCGACGGGCCTGGTCGGCTGCCGCCTGTCGGACGGGCACCTGGTGACGTTCGGGGTGTGGCAGAGGCCGGCGAACTGGCCGGACGGAACGCCGTGGCGGGTGCCGCGCGAGCAGGTGGACGGGGTGGTGGACAACGTGTTCGCCGAGTACAAGCCCCTCGCGTTCTTCGCGGACCCGGGCGCTGGGCAAGACGACGCGGATGGCGAACGGTACTGGGACGGCTATGTGGATGCCTGGGCGCAGCGGTATGGCAAGCGCCTGAAGTTGAAGGCTGTCAGCAGCGGAAACGGCCGCCACGCGGTGATGTGGGACATGCGTGATCGGCGCCGTCAGCAGACATTCACGGAGGCCGTGGACCGGTTCTACCGGGATGTCCTGGAGCGCCAGTTGACGCACGACGGCCACAAGGTGCTCCGCCAGCATGTGGCGAACGCCCGACGACGGACGAATGCCTGGGGTTACACGATCGGCAAGGAGCACCGCGAGTCGTCTCGCAAGGTCGACCTGGTGGTGTGCGCGATCGGCGCCCGCATGCTGCGACGGATGGTCATGAACTCGACGGCGTGGTCGAAGCGGTCGACGGCGCGAGGCAAGGGACGGGTGGTGGTGCTGCGATGACGACTCCCACTTTGCCCCTGCTGGGCTTGTCGGACGATGAGCTGCAGATCCTGACGATGCTGCGGTCCGACCTGCTGTCGCAGCGGTTCAAGCTGGAACTGTTCGACGCGTACTTCAACGGCGAGCAGTTGGTCCGGGACCTGGGCATCTCGATCCCGCCGCAGCTGAAGGGCCTGCATACGGTCATCGGCTGGCCGCGGATCGGCGTTGAGGCGCTGGAGCAGCGACTCGACCTGGAGGCGTTCCGGTGGTCCGACGGCTCCGATTCGTCGGACCTGGACGAGATCGTGGAGGCGAACGACTGGCTCGATGAGGCGTCGCTCGCACACCTGGACGCGCTGACTTACGGCCGTGAGTACGTGACGGCCGGGTCGGCGGACGATCCCGACGCTCCGCCGCTGATCACGTTCGAGTCACCGCTGGACATGACGCTCGAGTGGGACGCGCGCCGCCGTGAACCGCGGTCCGCCTTGCGGGAGTGCCAGGCTGACCGGCTGGACTACGGCCTCGCACCCGACGACCGCCTCGTCACCCTGTACCTGCCTGACCAGACCATTCAGGCCGTCGAGACCGACGGCGGCTGGGAGGTCATCGACCGCGACGAGCACAAGCTCGGCATGGTGCCGGTGCTGCGGATGGCGAACCGCCAGCGCACCGCGGACCGGGTCGGGAAGTCGGAGATCACGCCCGAGGTCATGTCCATCACGGATGCGGCGTGTCGCCGGCTGATGGGCATGGAGGTGGCCGCGGAGTTCTTCGGGGCGCCGCAGCGGTACATCCTCGGCGCGTCTGAGTCGGCTTTCCAGGATGCTGAGGGCAACGCGAAGTCGGCCTGGGAGACGTACATCGGCCGGGTCCTGGCGCTGGAGCGGGACGAAGACGGCAACGTTCCCACGGTCGGCCAGTTCACGGCCCACGACCCGTCCGGCCAGACGAAAATCATCGACTTGTATGCCCGGATCATGGCGACGCAGCTGGGTCTACCGCCGCACATGCTGGGCTACACCAGCGACAACCCGGCGAGCGCGGATGCGATCCGCAGCTCGGAGGGCATGCTGGTCAAGAAGGCGGAGCGCAGGATTCGCCGGTTCGGGGCGACGCATCGTGAGGCGATGCGGCTGGCTTTGTGGGTGCGTGACGGCACCCCGCCGGACAAGTCTCGCCGAATCGAGGCGGTGTGGCGGAACCCTGCAACGCCGACCCTGGCAGCCCAGACGGACGCCGCGGTGAAGATGGTGCAGGCCGGTATCCTCCCCGCTGACAGCGATGTGGCGCTGGAGATGGCCGGCCTGACCGAGGACCAGCGGAAGCGGGTGGCGGCAGAGCGGCGCCGGGCTCAGGGCAGGCAGGTCCTGGCGTCTCTGACGGCCGCGGCCAGCAGTGCACAGCCTGCTGTGACGCCGGAGGCCAGCAATGGCGACGCGAGTCTCTGACGGCGGCGCCGCAGCGGACGGGCACCGCCAGGCGCAGCAGGGTCTGACTCGGCTGCTGACGCGGGACATGCGCAGCCTGCGGCGGCTGATCATTCCGTCGAGGCTGCAGGCGTCCGTGCCGGACTGGATCCTCGCCGTCCGGGCGCTGGTCGACCAGTACGGTTCGGCCTCGGCGTCGCTGGCGGCCGACTACTACGAGGCTGAGCGTGTGGCGGCGGCGGTGACGGGCCGGTTCACGGTTCCGCTGCTGGATCCGCCACCGGACGAGCAGGTCGACAACAGCTTGCGGTGGGCGACCAAGGACATCTGGGATCGGGATCCTGAGGACCCGGCGACCACAGACGTCCAGCGCGAGCCGCTCGAGACCCGTCTCGACCAGGCCGAGAAGAAGGCTGAGGCCGTCGCGCAGAAGCTGGTGACCGACCAGGGCCGGGGCACTGTTCGGGAGGCAGTGCGCCAGGATCGCCAGGCCACCGCATGGGCTCGCGCGGCATCGCTCGGAGCGTGCGCCTTCTGCAAGCTCCTCGCGACCCGCGGCGCGGTCTACAAGCAGGACACGGCGAACTTCCGGTCGCACGACGGCTGCCACTGCGGCGTCGTCCCGGTGTTCAAAGGGCAGCGGTTCGAGCTGTCCGATCACGCACGGGAGTGGGAGCGGCTGTACCGCGAGTTCGCGGCGCCTCACTCGGGCGATCAGCTGAGGCGGTTCCGCCAGGCTCTCGCCGATCACGGGCATCTGCCCGCTCTGTAATCCCATGGCCGCCCTGGAGGTGGCCTTTCTCAGCCCCAGGAGGGCGACCCAGTCATGCCCGAAGAGATCGAGACCGAGCAGGTCGAGCAGCAGACGCAGGAGTCCGAGACCGCCCCGGAGGCGACGGAGTCCCAGCAGGAACCGTTCGACGAGGCGAGGGCCAAGAAGGCGCTCAGCAAGAAGAACTCGGAGAACGAGAACCTCCGCAAGCGCCTCAAGGAGCTCGAGCCCCTCGCCAAGAGGGCGCAGGAGCTGGAGGACGCGCAGAAGTCGGAGACCGAGCGGCTTACCGAGTCGCTCACGGCCGCTCAGGAGCGTGCCGCGAAGGCGGTCCGTACCGCAGTCGCTTCGAAGGTCGAAGCGCTGGCCGCAAAGGACTTTGCGGATCCGGAGGACGCCGCGGGCGCCCTCGACCCCGCCGCCTACGTGGACGACGACGGCGCCATCGACTCCGACGCCATCAAGCGCGCCCTCGCCGACCTGCTGAAGCGGAAGCCGCACTGGGGCAAGCCGGACGAGGGTCCGCGTTCGCCCCGGCCGGACCGCACGCAGGGCTCATCGGGCAACGGCAATCGCACATCTTCCGATCCTGGCGACATCTTCGCCGGGCTCATGGACCAGGCCCTGAAGGGCCGCTGAGAGAGGTAGCCCTCCATGGCTCACACGAATCCCATCAAGCTTTCGGACGTCAACGCGACGTTCCTCCCGCCCCAGCTCACGGGGCCGATCTTCGAGAAGTCCGTCGAGCAGTCGGCGGTCATGTCGCTGGCGCGGCGTGTGCCGCTCTCCATGAGCGCCAACACCGCCGTTCCGGTGCCGCTGGACGTGCCGACCGCCGACTGGGTCGAGCAGGCCGGCCGCAAGCCGCTCGGTACGGGTGGCGTCGACATCAAGCAGATGACCGGCAAGAAGATCGCCGTCCTCATCCCCGTCGCGATGGAGGTCGTGCAGTCGAACGCTGCCGGCCTCTGGACGCAGCTCCAGTCGGACCTGCCGACCGCGTTCTCCCGCGCGTTCGACCGTGCAGCCATCCACGGCAAGACGATGAAGGGCGCCACCGGCCCCTTCGCCGACTACCTGACCCAGACGACCAAGGCCGTCACCCTGGGCACCACGACCCAGGCGAACGGCGGGATCTGGGGCGACTTCGTCAAGGGCATGGGCGACGTCGTCGACGACGACTGGGACTACACCGGCACCGTCGCCGACCACCGCCTGAAGATGAAGCTCCTCGGCGCCACGGACACCACGGGCCGTCCGATCCTCGTCGACACCACCCAGCCGGGCACCGGCGCGGCGCTGGCCGGGTCGCTGGTCGGCGAGCCGATCGCCTACTCGCGGAGCGTCTCGGGCAAGCTGCGCCGCCAGTCCGGCACCGTCGACTCGGGCCTGCGGGCCATCGGTGGCGACTGGTCGCAGACCGCCTACGGCGTCGGCATGGACGTCACCGTGCGGATCTCCCGCGAGGCGACGTACATCGACGAGGACGGCGGCGTGCACTCGGCGTTCCAGGAGAACCTGGTCCTCCTCCTCGCGGAGGCGTACTACGGCTTCGTCCTGGGTGACGCGGAGGCGTTCGTCAAGTTCACCGGCACCCCGAGCGGTACCTGATGACGGCGGCTGTCCCGGCCACCGCGCCGGGCGGGGCAGCCAGGCCGCTGTCGATCGTGGCCCGCGTCCATCTCATGCCGCCGCAGCACAACGCGGGCGCCGAGCACATGCTCGTGTCCATGCTGCGGCCGCTGGTTGACCGCGGCCACGACGTGCAGGTGTGGCTGTCCCGCTACGGCAGGATCAACGAGCCCTACGACTACCGGGGCATCCAGGTGGTGCCCTTGGAGGCCCGCCTGGACTTCCCCACAGCGGTCCGAAAGGCCGATGTTCTGGTGTCGCACCTGGAGTGCGTGCCTTCCACGTCGGCCCTCGCCCGCGGGTACGGGAAGCCGATGGTGGCGATCTGCCACAACACGCACCGGCCCACGTTCCGCGACATGGCTGCTGGGGGCACAGCGCTCGCCGTCTACAACAGCCAGTGGATGCAGACGGAGGCGGAGCTCTTCTTCGCCGAGTACCCGAAATCCGTGCGGCCGGGCGTCGAGCTGGTTGTACGCCCGCCGGTGTTCGCCGAGGACTACGCGACGAAGCCCGGCAAGGCGATCACCTTGGTCAACTGCAACCCGGAGAAGGGCGGCCGGGTCCTCGAGGCCCTGGCCCACCGGATGCCGGATCAGCAGTTCCTCGCGGTGCGCGGCGCCTACGGGGAGCAGGTTCTCCCGGATCTGCCGAACGTCGAGATCGTCGAGCACATCGACGGCCAGGACATGCGGGAGCAGGTGTACGGCCGCACGAAGGTGCTGCTCATGCCCAGCTCCTACGAGTCCTGGGGTCGCGCCGGGGTGGAGGCGCTCGCCTCCGGCATCCCCGTCGTTGCCCATCCAACGCCGGGCCTGTGCGAGTCGCTCGGCGAGGCCGGTGTGTTCGTCGACCGGAACGACATCGACGGCCACGAGGCCGTGTTGCGGAAGCTCCTGGCGCCGGCCGAGTACCGGCTGGCGTCGAAGCGGGCGAAGGCTCGCAGTGCGGAGCTGGATCCGTCGGCCGAGCTGGCCGACTGGTGCGATGCGATCGAGGGCCTGGCCCGATAGGAGGCGACCATGGCGTTCGTAGCTCCGACGGCCGAGCAGCTCGGCATGTACCTGGGGCTCCCGGAGATCGACGGCGACCGGTCGGATCTTCTGATCCAGCAGGCGGTTGCTCTGGCCGAGTCGGTGGTGAAGCCTCTGCCGGACCAGGCGACTGCGGTCGTGCTGTCGGTGGCGGGCCGGGCCTACGTCAATCCGCAGCAGGTCTCTTACGAGACGATCGGTCCGATGTCCGTACAGCGCCCTCAGGGCTCTGGCGGCTTGTACCTCACGAAGGCGGACAAGGCGGCGCTCAAGTCGCTGGCCGGCCGCGGTGGGGCGTTCACGATCGATCCGACACCGGAGACCGCTGACCCGTCGCCGACGTGGCCGATCGACGGCGCGACCGGCCCGGGTCTGAAGTACGAACCGGGTTGGGGGTGGATGTAGTGCCTGCCCCGTACCCCTACGGGGAGACGATCGTCCGGCTACGGCGCGGCCCATCACCAGGCCGTGACGGCCGCGGTAAGCCGATCCCCGGCCCACTCACGGAGACTCCGGTTCTAGGGTGCGTTGTTGCACCTCGAGCGGAGACACCGCAGGTGGGCGGGGACCAGCAGCAGGCCCGGGACACGGTCATCGTCGGGTTCACCGTCTACGCCCCGCCCGACACGGACGTGTTGACCACGGACCAGTTCCGGATCCGTGGCCACGTGTGCGAGGTGACCGGGGAGCCGGGGGACTGGCACCAGTCCCCGTTCACGGGCACTCGCGGACCGGTGCAGTTCGCTGCCGACCGCGTTACGGGGTAGGCCGCGCCTGCTCTACGGCGGCGATCAGCTTCTCTGCGGCGTCGTTGGCGCTGCGGGGGATGGACAGGCTGTGCGGGTCGGACTGCGGCGGCCGGCCCCCGGTGAGCAGGCTCTTCGATTCGTCGGCGGGTGCGCTGCCGGGGAGTACGAACTGCACGTAGCCGTGGAACAGGCGGGTGCCGGGCTTGAGCCTGGTGCCAGTGACGTCGGCCGCGCGGATCTTGAACTCCCGTGCCTGCTGGCCGATTTCCTTCTTCGTGATGGTGATCCATTCACCATCGAAGCTGATGTTGCCCTGTACGCCCTTGACGTCCATGCCGCCCCCAGATGAGTAGGTGGTCATGATGCCCGCCAAGTTCAAGATGTCCAAGAAGGGCGTCGGAGAACTTCTCCGATCGCCCATGATTCAGGCGGAGATGGAGCGGCGAGCCAGCGTCATTGAGTCGGTGGCCGTCTCTATCGCACCGGTGGGCGCTGGGGCTTGGGATCCGCATCCGGGGCACTACAAGGGCAGCTTCGAGGTCTCGTCCACCGCCCGAGGCGGCCGCCGTCGGGATCGCGCAACTGCGACGGTCCGGAACACCGCGTACTACGCCCGTTGGGTGGAGTACGGCACAGAGAGGGTCCGGGCGCACCACGTGCTGCTGCGGGCCGCTCAGGCCGGGGGACGGGGCTGATGGCCGCGGTCGGCTCGGTCGACATCGAGCTGGAGCTCATCGGCTGGCTGCAGGCCCGTCTCGGCGGCGACGCCGTTGTCCGGGACGAGCTCGACAACGACCTGCTCGAGGAACTCCCGACCGTGCAGGTCGAGGTGGTGGGCGGCGATGACGACGGGTTCCGGCTCGACCGGGCGCTCGTCGACGTCGACGTCTACGCGGCCACCCGGGCCGCGGCTATCAGCCTTGCGGCGACAGTCCACGGCTTGCTCCTGGAGCAGCTGCGCGGGTCGGCGACGTCCGCCGCGGTCTTCGGATCGGTCCGAGGCGTCACCCGACCCACTGTCCGCCCCTACGAGAACACCGCGCTCCGCCGTGTCGGGGCGACCTACCAAATCCACAGTCACCCGGTCTCTTGACCGGCTGGGCCCGCGCCGGACCCCTGTACCCGCCCGTGCGCGGGCTCTTCCATGTCTGGAGAACAATCATGGTCAACATCACCCGCGCTGCGGATCTCACGATGGTCGGTGCGAACGGCGGGGCCTGGGTGGCCCCGGTCGGTACGCCCGCCCTGGCGTCGCCGCTGGACCAGCCGGCCGACCCGTGGGCCGCGCTCGGCGCCATCAGCGACGACGGTCTCGTGAACGGATGGGATGAGGACTCCCAGGAGTTCACCCCGTGGGGTCTCACCAGCCCGTTCCGTACCCAGATCACCAAGTCCGTGCGCACCTTCTCGGCGACGATGTGGGAAACCTCCCGCACCTCCGTGATGAGCCTGCACTACCGGCTCGACGCGACCGACCTGATGCCGGACGTCGGCGGCATCACCAAGTTCGCCGAGACCGCCTCGCCCGTTCCTGACCGGCGCGCGTTCTGGTTCATCGTCCTCGACGGCGAGAGCGCCCGCGGGTTCTACGTCCCGGAGGGCGAGATCTCCGACCGTTCCGACGTCACGTACAAGCAGGACGAGATGTCTGGCTTCGAGTGGACGATCACCACGTACCCGGATGCGGCGGGCAACACCGTCTACCACGTCGACAAGCTGCCGGTCACTCCGGCTGACCCGGCGTCCTGAGCTGGGTGGGCGGGCCTTTCCCTGGCGCGGGCCCGGTCCGCCCACCCTTTCGTTTCCCTTGCCCGCGCCGTGATTCTGGAGGCCCGCGCCCATGACCGAGAAGACTGATGTGACTCCTGCCGAGGCGCAGGAGATCGAAGCCGCTGGCCACTACGTGAAGGCGATATGTGGCGACGAAGTGCTGGAGATCGTGCCGCCGGGCGCGTGGAAGCAGTCGTGGCAGCGGAAGCTGAAGGCCGGGGACATGGACGCCTTCCTTGAGGACGTCCTCAGCCCCGACTCCTACGACCTGTACCTGGACCTCGACCCGACGAACGACCAGATCGGCGAGATGCTCAACGCCGCCGGCGAGGCGTCCGGGGAATCGGTGGGAAAGTCCAGTGGACCGTCTCGGTCCTCGAGGGCCACGCGGAAGCGGTAGAGGCCGACCTCTGGCGCTACTACCAGCGGGACATCCTCGACGTTCACCGTGGCGGCATGACGTGGCGGCAGCTGCGAGTACTGATCCAGCACCTGCCGCCCGAGTCCGCGACGATGACCGCCCTCCGCAACGCCATGTCTCCCGAGGACTACGAGGCGCAGTCAAGGAAGGGCAAGCCGGAAGAGGGCCAGTGGTCGATGACCGAGCAGCTCCTTGCCGGGATCACCGACTCCCTGCACCAGCTCGAGTACATCCTCGTCGCCGTCAACTCCGACGGTAAGGGGCGTAAGCCGAAGCGGCCGGAGCCGATGCGGCGCCCCGGCGTAGCCCCGAAGAAGGCCGAGGGCCTTTCGGACCGTGGTGCGGAAACCCTGTTCAGACTGATCAACGGCGGCGCGGCCTGACGCGCGGAAGGAGGCTTCCGTGGCGATCCAGGTGGGCTCGGTCGAGGTCGATGTCATCCCGAACACGCAGGGGATCTACCAGCGTCTGCGTGCCGGGCTCGTTCCGGCGGCAACGCGGGCCGGCGAGGATGCCGGTAGCGCGGCAGGCCGCTCGTTCGGCCCGGCAATGCAGGCGCAGGTTGGCGACATCGGGCTCCGGATCGGTCAGCAGATCGGCCAGCAGATCGCTGCTCGCATCACCGCTGAGATCCGGGGTGCTCTCCGTAACGGTGTCACCCAGGGCGGAGCGGCGGCGCGCGCATCGGCTGTCCGCCAGGGTGACGAGACGGGTGGAGCGTTCTCTCGGGCGATGAAAACCCGGCTGGAGGCGGCGTTCCGCTCGCTGCCGAAGATTCAGATCGACGCGAACACCAGCGAGGCCGACGCGGACCTGCAGGCCCTGCGGGTCCGGATGGAGACCCTCGCGAACAAGCGGATCGGCATCGACATCGAGGCCGGCGCCGCGAAGGCCGAGATCAAGCTGATCGAGGCGGAGCTGACCCGCCTCGGCGCCAAGCACCCCAACGTGCAGGTCCGAGCCGACACGGCGTCGGCCATGGCGGAGCTGGCCGCAGTCCGGGCGGCGATCGCTGCCGTCGACGGGAAGCGTGCCCGTATCGACGTCGACACATCCGGGGCGCTGTCAGCAGTACTTCAGCTCACGGTCGCGATCGGCGGCCTGGCGGCCATCCCCGCGATTCCTGTGCTTGCCGCCGGCATCGGCTCGATCGCTGCTGCGGGCGTCGCTGCTGGCGCTGGTGTGGGCGCTCTGGCAGCGGTCGCGATCCCTGCCTTTCAGGGGATTGCTGGGGCCCTCCAGGCGCAGAAGGCGGCCCAGGATGCGGCCACGTCCTCGACGCTGAAGGGCGCGCAGTCCAACAGCCAGGGCGCTTCGAAGGCTTTGCAGATGGCTGGCGCCCAGCAGGCCCTGGCAGTGGCGGAGCGCAATGGGGCCCGGCAGATCGCCCAGGCGCAGAAGGCGGTGCGTGACGCCCGACAGGCGGCGGCTGACGCTGCCGTGCAGGCGGCTCAACGAAATGCCGCGGCGGCCCGTGCGATCGAGGACGCTGAGCGGGCCCTCGCCCAGTCGCAGAAGGACGCGCGGAAGGCGCAGCAGGATCTGACGGACGCCCGTCACGAGGCGGTGCTGGAGCTGGAGGACCTCAACGCCAGGCTCGCGGACGCTCAGCTGTCGCAACGGGACGCGACGCTCGGAGTGCAGGAGGCTCAGGCCGAGCTGAACGCCACGATGGCGGACGCCAAGGCCACCCAGCTCGACAAGGACCGTGCGCTGCTCGCTTACGACCAGGCGGTGCAGAGGCTCAAGGAGCAGACCACCGAGACGAAGCGCCTCAAGGGCGAGACGGCTGCCGCGAACCGGGCCGGCGTTGAGGGCTCGGACACGGTCAAGTCCGCCCAGGACCGCCTGGCGAAGGCCCAGCAGGACGTGGCGGACCGTACCCGTGCGGTAGGGGACGCTCAGGCTGAGGCCGCCCGAACGCAGGTGGAGACATCCCGGCAGATCACGCAGGCGCAGGAGCGGGTGTCTGAGGCGACGGCGAACGTCGCGGTTGCCCAGCAGTCCGCCGCGGACGCTGTGGCGGGCGCTCAGCGTCAGATTGCCTCCGCGTCGCAGTCTGCGGCCGGGGGCGTCGATCAGGCTGCCCTCGCGCAGGCGAAGTACCAGGCAGAGCTGGCGAAGCTGACGCCGGCCGCCCGGGGCACGTTCAACGCGTTCACCTCGCTGCGAACCGCGTTCAAGGCGTGGTCGACGTCGCTGCAGCCGCAGGTGATGCCGCTGTTCACGAGGGCGCTGGTCGGGCTGAAGAACGCCCTGCCGGGGCTGACACCGTTCGTACTGGCGGCGGCCAAGGGGATCGGCATCCTGCAGGACAAGGTGTCCAAGGGCTTCAAGTCGCCGTGGTGGAAGACGTTCAAGAAGGATCTGGCGGGCTCCGTGACCCCGGCGATCGTGGCGATCGGCTCATCCTTCGGGAACATCTTCAAGGGCATGGCTGGCGTGATCCAGGCCTTCCTGCCGCACATGGACTCGATCTCGAAGACTATGCAGCGGATCACGGGCCGGTTCGCGACGTGGGGTTCACAGCTGAAGGGGTCGCCTCAGTTCGAGCGGTTCCTGGCCTACGCGTCGAAGCAGGGGCCGGTACTCGCGAAGGCGATCGGCGACATCAGCAGTGCGTTCTACCAGGTAGGGAAGTCGTTGGCCCCTTTGTCGGGGCCGGTGCTGCGCGTGCTTGGTGCGCTGGCGCGCGGGATTGCGTCGATCGCCGAGACGCTGCCGTGGCTGATCCAGGGCATGTACCTCGCGTTCATCGCGACTCGGGTGTGGACCCTGGCGATGCTGGCTTTCAACCTGGTGATGAACGCCAACCCGATCACCTTGATCATCATCGGGATCGTCGCCCTGGTTGCCGCCGTCATCTACGCCTACAAGCATTTCACCTGGTTCCGCAACATCGTGGACGCGGTGTGGTCGGCGATCAAGACCGGTGCGCTGTTCGTGTGGACCAGCATCCTCAAGCCGGTCTTCGGCGCGATCGTGATCGCGGTGAAGGCGCTGGGTACGGCCGCATCGTGGCTCTGGAACACGATCCTCAGCCCGGTATTCAGCTTCATCGGTGCAGCGGCGCGGATCCTCGCCACGATCGTCCTGACGATCCTGATCGCACCCTTGGTGATCGCATTCAAGGCGCTGGCCGCTGTGGGGTCGTGGCTGTGGACGAACGTGTTCAGCCCCATCTTCACGTGGATCGGCGACAAGGCGACGTGGCTGTGGAATGAGCGGCTCAAGCCTGCTTGGGAGCTCATCAAGGTCGGCGCTGGGCTTGTCGGAGACAAGATCAAGGAGTTGTGGAACTCCTACGTCAAGCCGGTCTTCACGTGGATCGGCGACAAGGTCACCAAGATGTGGACCGACAAGATCAAGCCCGCCTGGGAGTTCATCAAGGTGGGTGCTGGTCTCGTCGGCGGCAAGATCAAGGAACTGTGGGACAAGTACGCCAAGCCGGTCTTCGGATGGATCGCGGACAAGGGTAAGTGGCTGTGGGACAAGGCCCTGAAGCCCGCGTTCGACAACATCAACAAGGGCGTCAAACGGGTCGGCGACAGCTTCAAGGACGCCAAGGACTTCATCGGCAAGCAGTGGTCGAAGGTCCAGGAGATCGCAAAGAAGCCCGTCCGCTTCATCATCGACAAGATCTACAACGCGGGCATCGTGCCGACGTGGAACATGATCGCGAAGGCTTTCGGTGCTCCGAAGATTCAGCCGATGGAAACGAAGGGCTGGGCGACCGGCGGTGTTCTTCCTGGCTACAGCCCCGGTAAGGACATTCACAAGTTCGTATCCCCGACCGGCGGCGGCCTCGAGCTGTCCGGCGGCGAGGCCATCATGCGGCCCGAGTTCACCCGGGCTGTCGGCTCCGGCTTCGTCTCCACCATGAACAAAATCGCCACCACCCGGGGCGCCACTGGCGTCAAGGCGGCCCTCGCCCCGGCGCTCGGCGGCAACCCGACCACGCAGAAGTTCGCCGACGGCGGCATCTTCGGGTGGATCGGAAAGACCGTCTCCGGCGCCGGATCAGCGGCATGGGACAGCGTAAAGAACACCGCGGACTGGCTGAAGGACGGCCTCGAGGCATCAGCCCGAGCCGGCGTCAGCACGGTGGTGAACCCCCTGCTCGCGAAGTTCCCAGGCGCAGCCGGCGACTTCGGGAAGATGGTCCGGAAAATCCCGGACCGCATCCTCGACAGCCTCTTCGGCTACTCGAAGAAGGCCGACAAGAAGGGCGCGGGCGGCGTTGGCGGCCCCAAGATTCAGTCTGCTCTCAGGTGGGCCAAGACGCAGGCTGGCCTGCCCTACCAGTGGGCGGGCAACGGCAACCCGTCATGGGACTGCTCCGGCTTCATGAGCGCGATCGAGTCGAAGATCCGAGGTCAGAAGCCCCACCGTCGGTGGGCGACCGGGGCATTCTCCGGCAAGCAGGCGCCACCCGGATGGGTCCTCAACGCCAAGAGCCCGTTCCAGATCGGCATCACGAACGCCGGTGTCGGACACACTGCGGGCACGATCGGCGGCGTCAACGTCGAGTCGAGGGGCGGTGATGGTGTCGTTGTCGGGCCCAGGGCCCGCGGCTGGAGCGCACCCATGTTCACCAGCCACTACGGGTTCAAGCCCGGGTCCTACGACTCGGGCGGCTACCTGCAGCCCGGCATGAACCTCGCCTACAACGGCACTGGGAAGCCGGAGCCGGTCTTTACGACGTCGCAGGCCAATGCCCTGGTCAACGGTGGCGGCATGGGGTCGCTCGGCGACCTGTCCGTGAAGGTCTTCGTCGGCAACGAGGAGATCTCGCACATCGCTAGGGCCGAGGTCCACCGGGCCAACGGAGAGCTCGTCCGGGTTCTGAGTGCGGGAGGAGGTAGCTGATGGCGATCCCCGGCAACATGTTGTCCGCGGCGACGGAGTCGATGGACCCGACATTCGCCGGCTGGCGTCCGCGCCTGAACTGTTCGCTGCTGGCAGGCACCGGAGGCCGTAACGGGCCGAAGGTGCTGGCGGTGAAGAGCAACGCCGCGGGCGATGCGCAGGCCGAGACCGTGACCGGCTACCCAGTGACGGCCGGCAAGACCTACCAGGTCTTCGCGGACACCTCCAGCGGTACGGAGGCGGAGCGGATCGGCCTGGAGTGGCTGGACAACACGTACACGCCGGTCGGGTCGATGCTGTGGTCGCTGACCACGTCGGCGGCCTCGGCCTCGTGGCACCGGGTCGGTGTGGCCGGTACCGCGCCGATGGGTGCGACGCGGGTCCGCATCGTCCTGTCCTCGACAGCCGCAGGAGCAGCCGTTCCCCACTACTGGGAGAACGTTTACCTCGGTGAGCCGATCCGCACGATGGGCAACCTGTTCGACTTCGGCACCGAGTCGTCGGAGATCGACACCTCCGGTTGGGCGCCGGAAGTCAACGCGACGATCAGCCGCCAGGCGCCGCCGACGTCGTGGGCGGTCGACTGGTACTGGGCTGGTGGCGAAGTCCTTGCCATGACCGCTACGGCGGCAGGCAACGCGTCGATCCTCTCGGTCGATTCACCCGCCGTGACGCCAGGAGTCGAGTACCAGGCATACGCCTATCTGGCTCCGCCCACGACCGGCTCAGCCGCATGGATTGAGCTCCGCTACTACGATGCCGCCGGGACGCAGCTCTCCGCAGCCAGGGCTTCCCTCGCGGCAGCCAGCACCGGATTCCAGCGACAGCGGGTATCTGCCGTGGCGCCGCCAGGGGCTGCAAAGGCGCGCATGGCGGCGGGGATCGATACCGCGTCGGCCGGCCAGGTACTCCGCCTTGAGCAGGCAGTCATTTCGCTCTCTCTGGTCATTCAGACTGGCAGCGTCCTGCCCTACGCCGATGCCTCGTTTGAGCAGGGTATTGCTGGATGGACCCGCACATCAGGGGTGGCCACGCTGGCGCGTTCCACACCCTGGGGCGCCTATGCGGTCGACGGCTCGTATGCCATGACGGTGACATCGGCGACCGCAACTGCCTCCACTGTTCGCTCCGCCAAATTCCCGCTGCCGGCGGGGAGCGGCGGTCTTGGCTTCAGGCTGATGTACACCGTCCAGACCACGGCGGGTGGGTGGACAGCGAACCGGGGTATCCGCTGGTACGACGCGGCGAACACGGACCTCGGCCTTACGCCTTACCCGACAGGTGCAATACCCGCGTCCGGCTGGTGGCTGCTGACCACCGATCAGATCGCCCCCGCCGGAGCGACGCAGGCTGCCGTCGAGTGGACGCTGACAGCCACCGCGGCAAACTCGGTGCTTCGCATCGACCGTGTCGCGCTGTGGCAGACGCTGCCCAAGATGGAGGCGGTGGTGCAGGAGGATACGGCCTCGGTCACCGTCACCGCCCGCGAGCTCACCCCAGGATTCTTGCTCCGGGTGTCCAGGGTGTCCGCATCCGGTGCGAGGACCCTGGTCCGTGGTCCTTCAGGTCTGTACGACGGGACGTTCGTCATCACGTCGGACCTGATGGTCATCGAGGACTACGAGGCGCCGCTGGCGACGCGGGTGCAGTACCTCGTCGACGTAATCGATCCTTCGACAGGGACAGCACTCTCGCAACTTTCGATCTTCGTCACCATTCCGCACGCCGACGCCAACTGGGCGTGGCTGAAAGACCCGGGCAATCCGCAGCGAAACATGCAGGTCATGGTCCAGCGGGGCCCGGACTGGCAGCGCCCGATCGAACAATCCCGCTATGTCGTCAAGGGCCGCCGCAACGCGGTGATCTTGTCCGGTCGACGCCAGGGCCTGGAAGGCGACCTGGCCATCTGGACGCTGTCCGACGAAGAGCGAGATGGCCTGCACTGGCTGCTCGACTCCGGGAACGTCCTCCTCTGGCAGGCCGCTCCAGGCATGGGCGTCTCCGACATGTACGTCACCGTCGGCCAGATCGAGGAGGGGCGCACTGGCGGCGCGGCGATGGAGACCATGCGCGCCTGGACACTGCCGCTCACCGAGACGGACATGCCCGTCACCACCGGCGTCAACGGGTCCGCGGGCCGCACCTGGCAGGACGTCGTCGCCGAGTTCGCAACGTGCGCCGACCTCCTGAGCACCTACGCCACCTGCGAGGATCTCTTCCTCGACCACCGGATGGGGTGATTCATGTACCCCGTCTCCGCCCGGTTCCTGCCACGCCTCGCCGAATCCCATCGCCCGGTGACAGAGGTGCTGCTGTTCATGACGGACGGCCGGGTTGTCCCGGTCGAGCACACGGGCGGGAGCGTGCCCGTCGACCGCGGGCAGGCGATCCGTCGGACGTGCACCGTCACCACCGCTGACGTCTCGCTGATACCGCTGACCCCGGTCGACCAGCTCGCCACCTACGGGGCCCGGCTAGTGATTCGCAGAGGCGTCGAATACGGCGACGGCACCACCGAACTCGTCCCGCTGGGCACGTTCCGGCTCGACGAGGTCGAGGGCGATCCTGCCGAAGGGCCGGTGACGCTGACCGGCAAAGACATCTCCGCCATCGTTGCCGACGACAAGTTCACAACCCCCTACCAGGCGACCGGCACCGTGGTCGGGGCGATCACCGCCCTGATCACACGATCCATTCCGGACGCTCAGGTCATCAGCCTCATCGTCGACGCGGCAATCGGCCCTCGAGCCTGGGATGCGGACGGCGACCCGTGGGCGGCCTGCCAGGAGATAGCCGCAGCGGCCGGCGCCGAATGCTTCGTGAACGCCGACGGCGTCTTCGTCATCAGCGCACTGCCGGACCTCCTCGCCGTCACCCCGGTATGGGCGGTCGAGGCCACCGAGGGCGGCGTCTACGTCAAGGGCACCCGGTCGATGAGCGCGGACGGCGTTTTCAACGGGGTCCTCGCCAAGGGCGACTCGACAGGCGCCGGCGCACCCGTGCAGTACCTGGCGGTCGATACCGATCCCGGATCGCCGACGTACTGGGACGGGCCCTTCGGGCACCGCCCCACCACCTACAGCAGCTCGACGCTGACGACCCTGGCCGCGTGTACCGCAGCGGCCAACGTCAAGTTGAGAGCCGCCAGGGCGCCCAACACGAAGGGCGATCTCAGCTCCATGCCGAACCCGGCCTTGGAGCCCGGTGACGTCATCCGGGTCACGCATCCGGACGGCCTCCGGGAACTCCACCAGATCGCATCCTTCACCGTCCCGCTGGACGACGGCGGCGACTTCCCGATCGGCACGATCAGCGCCAAGGAGGACTCGTGAAGTCCGGCCAAGCAGCAACGCAGGCCCTGGCGGCAGCGCTTAAACGGCACGCCGCCCAGGTCGGCAAGACAACGCCCGCCGTCCGCGGCAGCGACTGGTACCGGGCCGTGGTCGCCACGGTCGGTACGGACGGCACCGTCACCACCACGGACGGCATCGTCGCCCTCCGGGACGAGGCCTACCAGGCGCCAGTTATTGGCGACATCATCCGCGTCACCGTCTCCTCTGCCGGGGCCGCGGTGGCGCTGGGGCGGTACGCGGGCCCAACCGCCTCCAACGGGGCGTGGACGGACATCCCTCTCCTCGCCAACTTCACCACGCCATTCAACGTCTTCGGCCCGGCCCAGTACCGGCTGGTGACAGTGGCAGGCTCCGGACGCGTCGAACTCAGAGGCTCCGTGGCCTGCACCACGGACGTCATCGCTCAAACGCCCTTCTCGGCAGCGCTTCCCGCGGGCTGTCGCCCTTCATACGCCCGCACATGGACGGTGCGTCGCCAGTCCAGCTCCGACACCAAGGGCGTCACTGCCGCCGAAGTGTCCGCTGGCGGCGTGCTCCAAATCCACGGCCTGACGACGCCGAACTACACCCGATGGTTCGCCCTCGACGGCTCCTACTACGACCTCTAAGGGAGGCTCCATGGAAGGCTCCGCGTTCTCTACGCAGGCCACGTTTTCGGCCCGGATGGACACAGCTGATGGCATGGGGTCGGCGTCGTTGTCGTTCCTCGTCTATGCCGACTACATGCCTGAAGGGGTTGCGCCCCTGCGTCCGGAGGAAGTCGCAGGCCTATTGCGTGACTTCTTCGCCCCAAAGGGTTGGATCGTCTCCCAGTTCACTGGCCGCCCGAACGATGCGCCGCTCGACTGGCCGGCGCCGACAGAACCGGAGGCGCCCTGATGCCGACGCCTGACAGCTACGGGCAGAACATCGGCTTGTGGCAGATGACCGATCCGCCGAGCATCCCCGACGCCGTCAAGGCGCTGGCGGACGGCATCATCCCGCGCGGCGTGCTCCGCTTCGCGTCGGCGTCGTCACGCGGGGCCACCCTCGTCGGCGCCTACGCCCCGGTCGAGGGCATGCTGGCGTGGCTGCAGGACGTCAACCAGCTGCAGGTGTACGACGGAACCGCCTGGGTGACCATGGCGGTCGGCACATCGGTGTGGACCACGATCAGCCTGACCTCGGGCTGGTCCCAGGACGGCAACAGCAACGGGACGTTCCAGTACCGGGTGGTGAGCCTCTTCGGCGAGGACACGATCATGTTCCGGGGCGGCATCGGCCGCACCACCTACCCGGGAAGCGTGCCCAGCGCCTGGACCCTCACCAACACGGCGCTCCCCAGCGCGGCCCGCCCGACGTCGAAGCGGACATTCGTCGTCGCCTGCTCCGACACCAACTCGGACAGGCTCGCCCTGAAGGTCGACCTGCAGACCGACGGCCACATCAGCCTGTGGGGGACCTCCTCCACCGCAAAACCTCCGTGGGTCTCCTTCAACGGCGCCTTCACCAGCCTCTGACCCACCCCGCTACACCCACGAACCGCCCCTGACCGGGGCTTTTTTCATGTCTGGAGGCCTGATGGCCACCCCTTTGTCCGCTGACAGATTCCTGCAAGCCCTCCTTGACGAGGGCCTGCACGTCGTCCAGGTCGGTGACTGGCGTACCCACAACCGCAACAGCAAGGGCCCGTGGGGTCCGGTGAACGGCGTGATGATCCACCACACCGTGACCAGCGGCACCGCGGCCACGGTGAAGCTCTGCCGGGACGGGCACAGCGCCCTCCCTGGACCGCTGTGCCACGGCGTCATCGCGAAGGACGGCGCCGTCCACCTTGTCGGCTACGGGCGCGCGAATCACGCGGGGCTCGGCGATCCGGATGTGCTTGCCGCAGTCGTCGCCGAACGCGCCGCGCCCGCTGACAACGAGGCCACCGTGGATGGCAACCGGCATTTCTACGGTTTCGAGTGCGAGAACCTCGGAGACGGAAAGGACCCGTGGCCCGCCGCACAGCTGCTCGCCATCGAGAAGGTGGCGGCCGCGATCTGCCGCGCGCATGGCTGGGACCGCCGTTCGGTGATCGGGCACCTGGAGTGGCAGCCCGGGAAGGTCGACCCGCGCGGCTTCACTATGGCGTCGATGCGCGACCGGGTTGAGAAGCGACTCGGCGCGAAGACCACGCCCACGCCGCCGAAGCCCACGCCGCCGAAGCCCGTCAAGCCGTCCGTGTCGCTGTCCAAGCTGATCGCTGCTGCTCGCTCGAACCCGGCAAAGGCTGGCACCCCGGTCACGTACTCCGGTGTGAAGACCGTAGAGGCCGCGCTCGTCGACGCCGGGCTGCTCGCGAAGAAGTACAGCGACGGGCACTTCGGCTCCGTCACCGTCCAGGCCTACGCCGCATGGCAACGGTCCAAGGCCGGCGGCGGCTACAAGGGACAGGCCGCCGACGGCATCCCCGGCAAGGCCTCCCTCACCAAGCTCGGCGCCCGCCGAGGCTTCACTGTCACCGACTGACCTCACAGAAACGGACTACCCATGCGCATCTTCGGCCGAGAGCCCGCTCTCATCATCGCCAGCATCTCCGGCGCCCTGTCGCTGCTGGTGTCCTTCAACGCCGGCCTGTCCGGCGAGCAGGCCGGCGCGATCGTCGCCGTGGTCTCAGCCGTGTTCGCCGCGGCCACGGCTGCCGTCACCCGCCCGATCGCGCCCAGCGCGTTCACCGGGCTCGTCGCAGCAGCCGTCGCGCTGCTCGCCGCCTACGGGTTCAACGTCTCCCCGGAGACGGTCGGCGCCCTCAACGCGGTGGTGCTCGCCGTTCTCGGCCTGCTCACCCGCGGCCAGGTCTCCCCGTCGACGGCCCCGGTCAAGCCGACCAGCGCCTGAGCAATGGAGTTAGCACGTGCCCGACACCCCGACTCTCGGCGAGGTAATGCGTCGCCTCGAAGACGTCCGCCAGGACCTGAAAGAGGACTTCCGGGAGCTTGGGGCTCGCCTCGACGGCAAGGTCTCGATGGAGCGCTACCAGCTGGAGCAGCTGGCGCGCGACGAAGCGATCCGGCAAATCGTCGAGCGAGTCAAGGGCATCGAGGAGTCACGGCAGCAGGAGGCGGACCAGAAGGTGCAGGCGGATCAACGGGCAGCCGAGAGGCGCGCCGCTGACCGGCGTCTGATATTCACGGCGATCGTCGCACCAGTGCTGATGCTGCTGCTGACCGTGTACCTGAGTACCCAGGGGGCGGCAGCGTGAGGCGACACAGAAACGCAGGTCTCATCGCACGCCAACGCTCCGACGTGGCATTCGCCGTGGCTGTTGCCGTGATCCTGGCCGGGTTCGCATTTCTGGTCATCACCCTGCAGGGGTTGTCCCACGACCTCCGCACCGCGAACGAGGCGCGCGACGCTCTCGCGCAGCAGGTCGAGCGACTGGGGGAGTCCCCGGTCGCCGGCCCGCCCGGCAGCCGCGGCCAGCCCGGTGCCTCGGTCGTCGGGCCGCCTGGACCGCAGGGCGACCAGGGCGAGCCCGGACCGATCGGCCCGACCGGGCCGGTGGGCCCGAGCGGCAGCCCCGGAACGGATGGCGACGACGGCGCCGCTGGTGTCGGCTCGCCAGGGCCCACGGGCGTCCCGGGTGCGGACGGCCAGTCCGTTGTCGGTCCTGCCGGCCCGAAGGGCGACACCGGTCCGGCCGGTCCGCCTGGCGCCGACGGCAAGGACGGTACAGACGGCAAGGACGGCCAGACGTGCCCCGACGGGTACAGCCTCCAGCCCCCGCCGGATGACCCGGACGCGCTGGTGTGCCGCCGCGATGGTGGCGAGGCTCCGTCGTCCGACTCCCGCAAGGGCCTGCTCGGCCTGGGCGCCCTCTCAGCAACCGCCATGTACAGGAGACTCGATGCCTGACTTTCCGCCGCAGCCGGTACAGCGGCGCGTGGACGACAGCGCCGCCGACATGGGGACGCTCGTCGACCTCGGGCTCGCCGAGGAGCAGCCCGAGCCGCAGTACGAGGGACTGTTCCTCGAGCCCGACGTGCCGCCCTTCGAAGAACCCGCGTGACGATGCCCCCTTCCACCTTCGGGTGGGAGGGGGCATTCGTCGTACCGGCCTCCGGAAGTGCTGGCGATCAATCAAGTCTATGGTTGATAATGACAGTTATCCAATACTGAGAGGAGTACTCGATGGCGACGCCTCAGATCCACTGCAAGCGAGACGGATGGGGGTGGCTCGGCACCTGCCCGCACTGTCTTCCGGGATGCCCCTGCGGCAAGCGGTGTAATGGGCCCTACATGACAGGACTCGATGCCAGCGGGCAGCCCACGTGGGGGCCGACGCCGGAGCTGCTCACCGTCGCGGATGACGAGGGTGACGAGTGACTTCAACTCCGCACTCGTGTCGCTGGTGCGGCATCGATCAGCGCGGTCATGGCCGACAGTGGATGGAGCCGGTCGGTTGGCACAAGTGGGAACCCCCCACTCAGGCGCAGATCAAGGACCGCATGTTCGCCCGACCGGAGGGCAGGTCGTGACCACCCTCGTCCCGCGGCCGTCGGCTGAGCTGTCGACCGACCGCCGCGACCCCCGCGACGACTGGCCCGACGAAGCCCGCGCCATCCGAGACCACCTCGCCGCCATCTACGGCGAGGGCGACCCGCTGCCCACCGTCGCCGGAGCCTGGATCGCGCGCGGCAAGAGCAAGCACACCCGCCGCGCCTACGCCCGCAACTTCCTCCGCTGGGAGGACTACTCCCGCAGCAGTGGCATCCACCCGCTCCAAGCGAAGCTGCCGCTCGCCGACGCCTACGCCAACCACCTCGCCACCGCACAGACAAAGCGCGGCAAGGCCGGGCCGCTCTCTCTGTCCACACAGGCGCAAGCTCTCGCTGCCGCCGGCTCCTTCTACACCTACGCCGTCCGCGTTGACGCCTGCGCCGCCGACCCCTTCGCCTCGGTCGACCGGCCGTACATCGATCCGGACCACAGCCCCACCGAAGGCATGCTCCCCGACGAGACGATGGCGCTCATCGAAACAGCGCGCGACTGGGCGCCCCGCTCCTACGCGCTCGTCACCCTTCTCTATCTCCTCGGTCCCCGTATCGACGAGATCCTCGCGCTCAACGCCGACCAGCTCGGCTACGACCGCGGACACACGACGCTGCCCCTCACGCTCAAGGGCGGGAAGAAGAAGCCCGTCCCCGTGCCGCCCCTCGCCCTCGACGCACTCCGGGCCTACCTCGGCGACCGCGCAGAGGGCCCGCTGTTCGTCACCGACAGCGGACGCCGTTGGACGCAGCCCGAGGTCTGGAAGCACTTGCGCGTCCTGGCCCGCCGGGCAGGAATCCCGCAGGCGACATCGATCAAGCCGCACACCTTGCGGCACCAGTTCATCACCGACAACCTCGCCGACAACGTCCCCCTCGAGCGCGTCCAGGACGCGGTCGGCCACACCAACCCGCGAACCACCCAGCGGTACAACCGACGCCGGCGCATGCTCGACGATCACCCCGCCTACGGTCTCGCCTCGAAGCTCGCGGCAAGACTCCAGCCTGAAGGAGACACCAAGTGACCATGAGAAGGACTGCAGACAGGGACGCGCTGACGCGCCTGGTGCAGAAGCACGTAGGCAAGGGCAGTCCGCTCACGCTCCGCGAGTTCGCCGAGCGTGCCATCGACCCCGCAACCGGGACGACGATAAGCAAGAGCACTGCGGGCAACCTCGTCACCGGCAGCCGCATCAAAATCACACCGCAGGTACTCGGCGCCATCGCTGCCGGTCTGGGCGTGCCGAAGCGCCTCGTGCAGGCCGCGGCAGCCGAGCAGTACGTGGGGCTGGTCCTCGACGATCCAGCCGGTCGGAGGCTGGCAGCGGGAGAGCTGCATGACTGAGGTCCCCTTGCCGCTGTGGCCGACGTTCGAGGCCTTCCTTGCAGGCACCCCTATGCGGGAGATCCGCCACTGGTGCAGCAGGAAGGCCAAGCGCGCCAACCGCGAGCGGCTGCTCAGCGGGCGCCCTACAGAACGAATCTCGACCGAGGACGTTGTCTCGGTACTGACCGCTGCCTGCGGGCGGTGCTCGTACTGCGGGTCCCTCGCTGTCCAGGCGGCGCCCATGCATCCCGAAACCCGCAAGCCGATGCCGTGGGGGCACATTGGCCGCAGGATCGGCAGCCTCGACCACATCGTCGCCCGCATCGACGGCGGCTCGAACTCTGTAAACAACCTGTGCTGGAGCTGTCACTGGTGCAATACCTGGCCGAGCGAGCGGATCCCCGGGGCGACCGATCACGGTGCAATCCGGCTGGCCAGCATCTGATCACAGCACCCCGAGCTCCGTGTCCGGCCGGCAGTGAATGCAGGCCCGGATCCCGTCGGCAAGGGCGGCGAGGGCCTGCTCCCGGGTGATGGTGCGCTGTCGTTTCCCAGCCATCCGGCACCCGCCAACGTGCACCTCGACCGGCGGTCGGCCGACACCGATGCCGAGCTCGACAATCCAGTCCGGGGTGGGCGGCCGCCGCTCCTCGCCCTGCCGCCGCTCCCGCTCCTGCTGCTCGGCCGCTGCGATGGCCTCGTCGATGCGTGTTACCCACATCGCGTACCAGGTCCGCAGGGTCCGGAGCCTGGGTAGGTCGGGTGGCAGGTCGTACATGCGTTCGAGTCTACGCCGCACCCTTGAGTACCATCGGGCGGCGTACCGTTGCCGAGGCCGACAGGAGGGAACCGCATGGACAACGCTGACCTGCTGCAATCCCTCGACATCGACCCGGCGCAGCTGGACCCCGCTCCACCGTGGGCACCGCGCCAAAGCGCAGGGATCGAGCGGCTCGACGGCAAGCATCCGTGCGTGCGGTGCGGCCAGCCGGCGAGAGTGACCGGCGTCGTCGAGGTTCCTGGGCATGGCCGCCGCTGGCTGGACCGGTGCATGCCCTGTCTCATCGCCACCACCCCGCGAGGCGGCCCCCGTGCCCCACTAGTGGAGACCGTGAACGTTGTGCGCGAAGCTGCCCGCGAGGCGGGGGCGGCCGTAACGATCGTGACCGACGAGTCGTAGCCTGCCGCCGTGGACAACCTGCGCTTTCGCCTCACGCTGTCGACCGACGGCAAGCCTGTGATGCACGGCTGGTGGCCCGACCTGAAGACCGCCGAAAGGAAGTTCGCGGCCTGGGTCGGCGAGCGCGGCAGCCGGACGGGCGCCCGCATCACGCTCACCGACGAAGCAGACGGCGGGCGGCTGCTGAAAGTCTGGCCCGACGAGGACCGCTGATACCGCCCGCACTGCCAACCGCGCCTGCCACACTGGCCGTGGCCCCGCTGCGTCCCCCGTCGGCGGGGCCACCTGCTGTCCAGGCCGACTGTCATACCGGCCTCGTAGACTTATTGCATCAATCCCCAGGGCCAAGTGGCCCGCGAAACAGGGTGATTGCTTCCCGCCTCGCCCCGAGGACAGCGCCAAGGGGCGAGGCGGAGCTGCGTCAGCCGTCCTCAGGCTCGGGGTGCAGGACCGCCCGCTTCACGGCCATCTCCAGCTCGTACCGGTTCACCCCGGGGGTCGCCTCGGCATGGGCGGTCAGCGCGGCCTGGAAAGCTGCTACCGCCTCACGCCGCGGCGCCCAGCCTTCTTCGCTGTACGGCTCGGCGAGGGCCTTGCGCTGCTCCGCGATGGCGGAACGTTCGAGTTCGATCAGTTCTTCAGGGAGTTCGATTGCCACGGCCGGATCGTAAGCGGCGGGTCTGACAATCAGCTGGAGGTCACGGCTGGTCGGCGACGAACGTTCCCTTGCCGCGGACCGTGACGACGAGGCCCCGCTCCCGCAGCTCCCGCACCGCACGGGCCACCGTCATCCGCGCGATGCCGTACATCTCGGCCATGGCCAGCTCGCCCGGCAGCCTCGCCCCCACCGGCAGCCGTCCGTCGGCGATCTGTGTCGCGATGTGGTCGGCCACGACTACGTACACCAACTGCGGGCCGGCCGGATCAATCACGGGCATGTCGTCGTCGTCCACCATGCCAACGACCGTATGACCCCTCTGACCTGCAGAGACACACGTAGTACTGCACATGGGTCTATAGGGCGCTGTAGGGTACAGCACGAAAAACCCCCGCGACCGTGTGACCGATCCGGGGGTGCGGACACCAGCAGTGGGAGCTGATGACATGCACGAGCCTAGCGGGCCACTGGCAGCCCAGCACAGGGCCGAAGACGCCATCGTCCAGACCGCGTACAGCGCGTTCATCCAGCACACCGTGGCGTGCCCTTCGTGCCGCACCGAGGGCATGGACTGTGCGGACGCTGGTGAGCTGCGGCAGGAGTACCGGGCGGCGAAGGAACGCGCCAAGCGAGGCGTGTAACGCCAGGCATGCCTGCGTTACAGGCGACTGCCTGCGGACGCTGCGCACGGCAGCGCGCGAACCGCAACCGGAACGTGACATTCGTCGGAACGTTCATCGGTTTCACGCCTGGCGGATGCGGGAATCTCGATCATCCACCCGGAGCCGACACCGAGTGAACAGGCTGATTCGTCAGCCCGCCCCGCCATGCCTTGGCGCGGGCGTGCCGTAGTGGCTACCGGTGGAGGGCTCCGTTGTGTGGGTATCGAGGCGTGCTGAACTCGTGCGCAGCCACCAATGGATTCTTCGTCCGCTCGTCCACGCGGCAGCACCCCATGCGCCCCGTCCGTCGAGTGAGGTGGAGCCAACGAGACGGACGGGGCTTTATCCGTCGAGGAGGTCGCGGAGGCCTATGCCCATCGCGTCGGCGATGCGGAGCAGCCAGCCGATGCGCGCGTCGGTCGCTCCGGACTCGATTCGCTGAATCGTCAGCCGCTCGACCCCTGACAGATCACGCAGGTTCTCCTGCGTGAGGTTGGCGTGCATGCGCTGCGATCGCACCCGGTCACCGATGATCCGTCGCTGCTGCAGGATCCAGTCGGGTTCGGGGTCGCGGGGCACTCGACAAACGCTCAACCCAGAACGATCATGAGTCAGCCTATGCAGACATGCTTTATATGATCTTGATCAGCCAACGGGTGTCACCGACCCACGGCTGATTCGCCGGCGCGCAGTCCTTGCGCCGACCAGACGTCGCGCTACGGCGCGGCGGGCGGCTACTCGCGTAGTGCATCCGCGATTCGGCCGCCTGACGCCCGGCTTCGGCCAAGGCGTCCCGCCCCGGCTCCCTCTTGGGAGTCGGGGCGGTTTACTGACAGCAGAACGCCCCCGCCGGTTCACACGGCGGGGGCGTCTCCAGTGGAGTTGAGGCTCCACCGATAGGGCTGAGCCCTACCGACCATCTTCCCCACCGGTCCTCGCATGGGGGTGCATCAGGGACTGCGCAGCACGCGCACCCTCCCCGGTGATCAAGATCCTAGAGTCGGATCCGCGTGAGCGGAATGGGGTACGGGCTGCCTCACTCCTTCGAGGTACCCCTGCGGGGGTCGCCGTTGTGGATGCTTTGTGGACTTGGCAGCTCTGCCAGCTCTGTGGATCTCATAGTGTGGGGCCCGAATGTGGCCTTCTAGCTGGGAGTATCTACAAGTGGACTATCGTCCGATCCGGAGCTAGGCAACTATCTCAACCGGGAGAAGGACACCTGATGTGGAAGCGACATCCACACAGGTGGAAGGGTCGCGACTTGTAAAACTGCAGGTCACCCCACATCCGACCCCGTCAAGGTTCGGATGTGGGGTGATCTCAGTAGATGTGGATGCGTGGACGCGTTGTGGACTCCGAGCGGATTCCGCTACGAAACGATCCTCAATCCGCCCTGATCCAGGGCGGCGCGCACCGAATCCACCGACCCCGCGCTGGCGTGTGTATAGAGCCAAGTGATCTTTGCGCCGCGCTCATGACCCAAGATCTTCTGGGCGTCAGCCTCCGGCACACCCAGCGCATGCAGGCGTGATGCGAAAGCGTGCCGCACATCGTGCACATGGGGCCACCGCTCGACGCGACGCGTCACCGGATTCTCGACCTGCCGGGCAACCCCCGCCGCCTCGCTCGCAGACGTCCACATTCTCCAGAAATTGCTTCTGTCCAGCACGCCGTCGCGCCGCCCGCGGAACACCAGCTCCTCGGCATGCATGCCGCTGGACGGGGCCGTCCGGGACGACTCGACGGGATGCTTGTTCAGGTGCCCCTTAAGGGCGTGAGCCGCGCGAGCCGACATCGGAACAGTCCGGCAGCCGGCCGCCGACTTCGGATAGGCCTTCCGCTTCGGATTGCCGTGGACCTGAATGATCGTCTCGCGGATCTGAATGCTGCCCGCCTCGAAGTCTACGAAGCACCGGCGTAGGCCGACGAGTTCACCCCATCGGAGCCCGGTCTCCTCCGCAAAGATCAGCATCGGGTGGAAGTGGTCCGGCATGTGAGCCCGGATCTGCGCCAGCTGATCGTAGGTCGGCGGCATCAAATCGTCAGGGTGCTTCGCCTGGGCCTTGGGCAGCTTGACGCCCTCGCAGGGGTTATGCGTGATGCGCCGGTCCCGGACCGCCGCGGTAAGCAGACGATCGAGCATCTTGAATGCCTTCTCAACCGTTGCTACGCCCACTACGGCCACGCGGCCGACCACCCACTCCTCGACATCGAGGTTCCCGATGGAAGTGAGCCGCCATGATCCGAACTGTGGCTGCACGTGGTTCGTCCACACGCTTGTGGCCGTCTCGCGAGTGTTCTCACCGATCCGCTGTGCAGCCTGCCACTTGGCATGCCATTCGTCGACGGTGATCTGACCTCGGTCGAGGTCCACGAACGACCCGGTCCGGACCTGGTCCCTCGTCCTGTCGAGGAACGCCTCGGCCTTCCGCTTGGCCCCTTGCCCGGCGAAGGTCTTCGCGCGCTGCTTGCCGGACGGATCCCGGTACCGCGCCTGCCAACTGCCGGTGCAGTCCTTGCGGGTGGGCTTGTCGCGGGGTCTGAACTTCTCCGTACAGGCCTTGCAGCCGCACGACTTGATGCGGATCTGGCGGGGGTTGTTGCGGGCCTTAGCGGGCATTGCGGGCCTCCTCGCGTCCGGCGGCGGTTTGCTGCTGAGGGACACGGGCCCTGGGAACGGCCACGTACTCTCCACACCAGCATGTCGCACCGAGCCCCATCTGAGGGGCTCCCAGGAAGATCAGGAGGGCCCGTATCTGCCTCAGGGCCTCGAAGTAGGTAAGTCCGGGTGCGATCACCAAGGCCACCCGATCGCGGTCCCATCGCGGCACGGACGGGTCCACATCCTCCACAAGCACTATCGCGCACATAAAGCCCCCAAGGACACGGCATTAGTAGCCCGGCCGCAGGTGGAGGTTACGGCGGAATCACGACGTTACCGCTGTCAACTACCGCGCGTGAAGGATGCTCACGGGATTGATGCTTCAATCCTAAACGTCGAGAATGGTTGTACGCAGCGGCCAAGATCTTTTAATTGGCGCTGCGCTGACGCTCACTCATGGCCTGCATGGTCGCCTCGATTACCCCGCGATCCGCGCGGTCGAGAGAACGGAACAGGTGCAGGAAGCGGCGCTCGTCCTCGTCATCCATGGGTGCCGGTACGTGCCGGCCAGCTGCCTCGAAGACCTGCGCGACAGGGATACCTGCGCCGTCGGCGAGCTGGCGGAGCTTGTCGGGGCTCGGGCCCCTGCTGCCAGTGGCCCGGTCGCCGCTCTTCCACGAGTGGAGCGTGGACGTGGACAGGCCGGAGCGGCGCGCGAGGGTCGACAGGGTCCAGTCCCTGTCCCGCATGACGCGTTCGATGAGTACCGCGAGGTCATCCACATGTAGAAGCATCGTGCATCGTCCACATTCGCTACAAGTCTTGGAGACCCATCTGACCAGCAATGATTTCCACATGCGGACTTCTGGCATATGCAGAATCCCCGACATACGGGCATTGACGACCCCCACATCCATTGACATCCGTCCACATTGGGCGTTGAATGTGGAAACGAAGCCAGCGGCCGTCTTCCACATTCGGTCGCAGGGCGTCAACTCTCGGCCACGAAGGGGCACCACATGCACCGGTTGGACAACGGCCAGCCCATACGGGACGCGATCCACGCGGCCGGCCTGTCCATCGAGCGCCTCGCCGAAAAGACCAAGGAAGCCGACCCCGCCGGCTACGGCATCAGCCAGTCAGCGATCGGCCACATGGTCTCCACCGGACCCAGCGGACGGGACAGCTTCACCACCCGATCCGCCGACCTGGTAGCGAGAGCACTAGGCAAACCCGTCGCGGAACTGTTCACGAACACCCCCACCTGACTCTCTCGTGCCGACAGTTTCCACATTCACCGCAAGTTCATCCACATCAACTGAAAGGAGGGGCCATGAGCCAGCCCGGTACCCCCACGCCACTGATGACCAAGGCCGACCTGAAGGACTGGCTGAAGGTCAGCGACTTCTGGATTCGCGACCGCATGGACAACGACCCGGAGTTCCTCCGCCGCTGCGTCGTCGACCTCGCGCCCGCAGGCAGTGATCGCCGCACGCTCCGCTTCAACGTCCCGGCCGTCGAGGACTACCTCGGCATCAGTGCCACGCCGGCGCCCGTACCCGCCGCTGCCTGACCGCAGCAAAAGAGGCCGCCCCCCGTAACGACCAAGCCCGGGAGACGACCTCAGATCCACCACACCATCCGCTGAACAGAGAGGTGGACCGATGTCCATCATCCCATCCGCAGCCCCGAACAACACCAGCCCCGCCGCCCTTTCGCCGGAGCGCGAGGCCGAGATCCGCGCCGACCTGAACGCCATCCCCGCGCCTCCCTGGCGCTGGATCGGATCGCGCCACGCCGGTGGCCCGCAGCTCGTCACCGACCACTCCGGCCGCCAGTACGTGCTGCGCGCCGCCAAACCGACCGACCACCGGGGCGATGAAGTCCTTGACCCCGAGACAGGCCACGTGGTCTACGGCGACCTGAAGTTCCGGGACCAGCGCGAAGGAGAGAAGTACTCGACGATGCGCTCGGGTAGCACGCTCGCCATCGGTCGCACCGAGTACGACCCGGACAACATCGTCGGCGTCGCCAATCCGGTCGCCCGCTGGCTTGAGGCATCGGCGCAGTACGCCACAGACCTCCTTGCCGAGCTGGACCGCCTCCGGACCGAGCAGGCCGCCCGCATCGTCAAGCTGGAGAACGCGCTGGCGGCCACCGGCCGATCACTGTCGTCCTTCATCTTCGACTCGGACGATCCTGGCGTCGACGCGCTGGGCGCCCAGTGGCTCTATTGGCAGGCGATGCCGAACGCGGACGACCCGTTCGCCCAGCCGCGCGCCTTCCGCTCCAGCGTCTTCTCCGAGGCGGCCAAGGTCGTTGAGGAGTTGGACACGGAGACGCGGGTGCTGCGTGATCGCCCGCAGTCCTACCGCGACGGCTACTCGGACGGCCTGTTGGACGCGTCCGAACACCTGGAGAAGCTCGCCGACCAGGCGGCCGAGGGATCCGAGGTGACGTCATGAGCACCCCGATGACCCCGGGACAGTACAGCCACATCCGAGCTCACCTCTCGGCGGCCGCAAGGAAGTTCGGCGGCATCGACTACGTGTCGCCCACGTTCGGCATGGTGCGTGCCGCCATGGACGAGGTGGACCGCCTCCGCGCCGAGCTGGCCGCCCTCCCGGCCCCGGTCGTCGAGCAGGGGTTCCGTGACGAGTTCGGCACCGTCCACCCCCTGACCCACTTCCCTGCCGAGACCGTGGCGGAAGTCCTCAAGACCAACCCCGCCCTCCAGCGCACCGTCCGGATCAGCGAGTGGACCGAGGTGGCGTCATGAGCGCCCCCCTGTCGCCAGAGCGCGACGCCGAGGCCCGCCAGCATCTCGACTCCCTGTCACTCGACCGCCGCACAGGCGTAGCTGAGGTGTTCGCCAAGTACGCCACGGCCACGGACGACATTGGCCAAGCGGCATTGGTTCATCTCCAGTGGGCGCTGACCGAGTTGGCCGCTCGCCCGTCCCGTGCCGAGGTGCTGCGCGAGGCCGCCGACGCCCTTGAAGCGCGGGTCGCCGACGTCGATGTCGACCCCCGCACGACCTGGGCAGGAATGGACGCCGCCTACCTCCGCGCCATGGCCGACGAGGCCGCGACGGGCGGTGCGTCATGACCACGCCCCACACGATCGCCGCCCTGAACGTGCCGCTCGCCGACGTCGAGCAGCAGCTGGCATGCGCCCCGCTCCTCGCGGCCCTCGCCACGACGCACTCCCCGTCGGACGCCCTCGCCTACCGACTCGACCTGTTCCTGGTCACGCACCCCAAGGCGTGCTCCACCAACGACGACTACCCCGGCTTCGCCGACTGGGTGGCTCGCCAGCAGAAGAAGAACGAAGCCGCACGGAGGACCCGATGACGCCCCGCACGACGACGGTGACGTCGGAGCTGCTCACCGCCCTCCCCGCTGCTGCCGGTCCGCTGCTGCTCCGCGGCCTCGGTCTGGTCGACCGCCCCCGGGACCTGAAGGCCGAGAAGGACTACGCGGACAGCGTCGCCCACGGCTACATCACGCTCCCCGCCGGCTGCTCCATCCCGGCCCCGGAGCCCACGGCGGAGCAGCTGAACCGGGTGTGGGACGACCTCGCACCGTCCCCGCTCGACGGCGGACTCACCCGCCTCCTCAACGACAGCCGCAGCAACCAGACCAGGGGGAACCGCAATGTCTAACGACACCTTCCGGGCCGAATGCCGAGCTCGCGAGGAAGCCGCCCGCGGCCAGCAGGCAGACGAGTCGGCATGCGGCACCTGCCGGAACAACGTCGCCAACGGCAAGCAGGTCGAGCACGACGGGTGCGCCCGCCGGACTCTGCTGCTGGAGGCGCCGGACATGCCGTCCTACGAAGTGCTGATCGGGTTGGACATGGCGGAGCGGGAGGCGCTGCCGGCGCGGTTCCACGTCCCCGTCTTCGACGACCTCGGGAAGCCCAACGCGTGGCTGTGCCGCGTGTGCTGGACCGAGGGCGTCGTCACCAGCTGGCCGTGCAACACCGCGATGAAGCACGGCGCGAAGGTATTCACCCCCATTTACGACGCCGAGCTCCAGCAGGAGCGGCAGGCCAAGGAGCTTGCCGAGACGACCGCGCAGGTCGCCCGGCTCACCGCCGAGAACGCCGAGCTCGAGCGCGCACTCGGTCTGAACGAGGCGGCGGCCGCGTGAACACCGTCGCCGCCGTCATCGGCCTCGCCTTCGGACTCATAGTCCTGTTCGGGCAGCTCATCAGTGACCACATCAGGGGGAACCAGTGAACGTCGTAACCCGCGTCCGCAGTCTCGGCCGGCACCGCGGCAAGACCCCGGCTCAGCTGCGCGCCGCACTCGACGATGCGGACTGCCTGCTCATCGGCCTGACCACCGAGATAGACGAGGCCCGTCGGAGTCGCGGCGCGATCGAGGCCCAGTTGGACGCCGCCGGTATCGAACTCTCCGGCGCCCGCGAGGACCTGGCCGTCGCCCGGCAGACCATCGCCCAGCTCGAAGCCGTCGTGAAGCTCCGCGACAAGGAGATCGACAAGCTCGAGGACCGCATCCGCATCGGGATCGGCGCCGAGCACGTCATCGCGAAGACGCAGGAGATCGACGCACGCGACATCCAGGCCCGGTTCGCTTCCGGCCTGGTCGTCACCCTCGCGCACTCCCCGCAAGCCGCTCTCGACCCGACGCACATACCGGCCCCGGCCGCATGACCTGCCGGGCCGGCGGATGACGAAGGCCCCCGGCCCGGCACGCCAACGCAGAAGCCCCGCCAATCGAAGTGGCGGGGCGTCCACCCCAAGCATCCCATGGAGGGATTCCCCATGATCGGTGAAATCACCGAGTACGTGATGATCGTCCACGGCGAGCAGCGGTACACCATCCGCGAGGCCATCGAGGCCGCGCCCGGACTGGTCGTGTTCCGCATGCCCGTCGAGCACGCCATCAACGACCCGGCCCGCTGGCGGATCGGCCACCACGAGGGCCTCGGCATCGCCGAAGCGATGCGCCGCGAGGACGCGCTCAAGGGCGTGGAGATCCTCAAGGACACCGGCATCGACTGGACGCAGAACACCGACACTCTCAAGGCCACCGTCACCGGCAGTGCTGCCCGTGACCTCTACGCCAAGCTCTCCTACGCCTGGTGCGAGGAACCCGGCAGGGCCTACATGTCCGGCGACGTGACCAGCAACGGCACCTACACCGACGCCGACATCGCGGCCGCGGCCGACGAGTTCAAGGCGGACCGCTTCAGCTCCTACGACATCTTGCTCGCGATGACGTACCGCGTGCCGTGGATGGGCCTCGACACCGAGCCGTTCAACGAGGCCCACAGCCGCATCGTGCAGCTCGCCGACGCCACCTGATCCACCCCGACCGGCGGACGTCCGAGCTCCCCGGCTCCGTCTGCCAGCCGCGGGCCGCCGAACCCCCACGGCGGCCCCCGGCCCCCCACACCACCAGGAGAACCACATGAGCACCCAGACCCAGACGCCCGCCATCACCGGAGACACCGCCCGTCACGTGCTTTGGCACTACGGCCGGGACGGCGGCATGCAGCCCGGCAGCTACACCGAGCGACTGATGGAGACCATCGACGCCGCCGACATGGTCAACGCCGAGATCCTCCGCGGCGCGTACCCCGAGCTCGTCGCCGCGATGCTCACCGCGAAGAACGACATCGGCGGAGTCGAGCAGCTGCAGCAGATCGCAGGTGCGGCGTGACCGCCTTCGACCCGCCGACCGGCGTCCTCCTCGGTAGCTTCACCCCTGGAACGCCGGAATGGGACGAGGCCCGCGCCGGCCTCTGCATCACCGCCACCGAGATCGCCGCCGTCCTCGGACTCTCCCCGTGGGCCAGCCCGTTCAGCCTCTGGCACAAGAAGGCCGGACTGCCCACCCCGCCCTTCGAGAGCAACCCCGCGGTCGAGTGGGGCAACCGGCTCGAGGACGCCGTCGCTCAGAAGTGGCTGGACGAGCACGAGGGCTACGGCATCGAGTCCACCGGAACTTGGCGGCACCGGGACCGCGAGTGGCAGCGCGCCACTCCGGACCGGATCGCCTTCACCGGACGCGGAACGGTCACCGAACTCCTCGAGGTGAAGACCTCCCCGTTCGGTGACGGATGGGGCCCGGCCGGCAGCGACGAACTCCCCATCTACTACCGGTGCCAAGTGCAGTGGCAGCTCGACACCCTCGGGCTGGACGTCTGCCACGTCGCCCTGCTCGTCTCCGGCCACGACTACCGCGAGTACGTCATCGAGTACGACGCAGGCGACGCGAAGGTCATGCGCGACGCCGCCGAGGACTTCCTCGACACCGTGCGCCGCGGTGAGCGCCCGCCCATCGACGGAGCCGACGCCACGTACCAGACCATCCGCGTCCAGCCCGACGGCCTTGACGACGTCGACGTCGAGATCCCCCTCGAAGACGCCGCCCGGTACGAGATCGCCCAGCTGCAGCACAAGGCCACCGGCGAGGAACTCACTGCGGCCAAAGGGATCCTCCTCGACCACATCGGGACCGGGAAGCGGGCCGTCGCCGGCGACCGCCGCATCGCCTACCGCACCGTCCGCGACGGCAAGACCTACTCCCTCAGCCCGTACACCAGCAAGGACACCCACGCATGAGCGAGATCAGCAACGCCATCGCCACCCGCGACCAGGGAC